GGGTGTTGTCGCCAATGCTGGTGTTGTCGCCAATGCTGGTGTTGTCGCCAATGCTGGTGTTGTCGCCAATGCTGGTGTTGTAGCCAATGCGGGTGTTGTCGCCAATGCTGGCTGTGGGGTGAATATAAATTTTGCGCTTTGCCAACTCCTCCTGGCAAGTATCGAAATCAAACGGCATCCAGCCTTGTCCGTCAACGAATAAATAAATGTGCTTTTTCATTTTATGTGTGTTGTTTTTTTGATTTAAATTATTGAAAAATTATTGTTGGTATTTCTGGTAAATGAAAAAGCGTTGGCCCACAACCTCCGTTGTGACATTGGCAAAGGTGTCTCCAAATACCTCTTTGACCTTAACCAATGATTTCTCATGATCTGCTGGGCTTTGCTTCATGCCCATAAGGTGCCGCACCTCCCATTTCAGGTTGTCCCCCTCTGTTGTTATTGTTATCAATGAGGCCGGGAAAAGTTTGCGTAATCCGTTTTTGAATTTTGTAATGTCCATAAAGTTATTTTTCTGATATTATTAATTGTGGTGCCGTTAACTGCAACGTGATCTCATCACGCCGTTTTTCAATGTTAGTAATTTGTTCATTCATTCCCGCCGTTACTTTGCAAATTGCCTCCTTAAATGCTTTCTGGGCATTGTCCACTCCCACAAAGTAATTGGGCCGGCTTACCTCCCCATCATAATCAACATTCACACTTTCGATCCTGTTGCCTATATGTCCACGATCATTAAACCCTAACTCAACGCCCCACGTTGAGAACTTAATGGAATTGTAATGCACCTCCAACACTCTGGGGTTTTTATCAACGTCAACAAGCTCAAAAAGACGCATTGGCATAAACCCTTTGCGGAACTCCGCTAACTGCTGTATTGAAACATTTTTATTCATTTGCCCCTCCTTCTGTTTTGGCCATAAACTCCGGCAAGTCGTGGCCGGTTTCGGCCTTGTAAGCCTCATTTTGATTCCGGTGAGCCTGGGCAATACCTGCTGGGCTGGCCCCCTCCAATTTGTTCTCAATGGCTGGGCCTGCCTGCAAGTCCTCATTGAGCCCGTGGCACCCGTCACTCTCCTCCAGCTCATCCCAACCGCATGTTGGGCAATGGAGGTATGAACTTAAGCAATAATTGCACGGAGGGTTGTTGAAGCATGTGCAACCCTCACCCTCATAAGCAAAAGCAATTTTGCCGGTGCATCCGTCACGGTTACAAATTGCCCCCTCCTCAATGCCCAACGGCTCCCATTTAACCGGAAAACTATAAACCATATTTTCCGTGTTTGCCGGCACCCCTGGTAGTGGGTCAATCCTTAAATTTTGAAACCGCTTTTGCATTTCCTTATCCTCCGATTGTGCAAATACTTTCCAGGCATCGTTGCCACCCTCTGTGTCAATTGCCCACTCATTGGCCTTTGGGTATGGCACCGGCTGCAATGTTGATCTCTCTGCCAACCACTCCGGGGAAACGGTCATTGTGTGCGCTCCTGGTTTGCTGGCCGGAACAATAAACTCCGGGCCTCCATTAATATGAACACCGCCCGGAGGAAATGTTGGCTCCCTTTGAGGCTGTGGTGCCCGCTGCATTGTGTCCAAACGGGCCAAATCTCCGTCATACGTGAATTTTGTCCAATGGATCAATTTCCAGGTTAAAGAGGTATTGTAATAGGCTAAAAAATCATTCAGCGTTTCAAAGCCATCATTGGCGGCAAGCAATAACATTTCCATTACCCCCAGCCTCCGGCCATCAATGAAAATTTCCGGAGTGTTGCCGTTTTCTGGGTACTTAAATGAAACCGTTTGCACACTTGTGATTACCTGTTTACCTCCCCACCTTTGGGGCTTTCCCGATCTGACACCATACGCGAAATGCACGGTGTCCCCAGCTCTCCATGTGTTCTTTCTATCCTCTTTGAGAATATGAATTTTTTTGCCGGCCAACACCTTTTCTTTAAAGTGGGTTTTTCGGCCACGCTTTCCGGGAAATACTTTGGGAAATCCTAATAACATTGCTTTTTTGATTAATGGTTGTGTGTGAGAAATTTATTCAATTGTGATCTTTACCGATGTTACAAATTGTCTGCCTCCTGCAATTTCTTTTGATACCATATCTAACCCAGATAGTTTAAAATCATTGCTGGAGCATTTCACGGAAAACTCATTAAGTAGCTTATATATTTTCCCCTCAACTATTCTTTTTTCCGCTGCAAGCTCTGAGGCTGTTAGTTTTTGCTTTTCCATTATTTGCAAGTAACGGTTGTTACATACAAAGTATCATTGGCTTTCCAATTCTTGGATTGCTCTTTTTCGTAGCGGGTAATTTCGCCGGCATCCATATCACATTTGGCCGCGCTGTCTTTCGTGTACGTGCTATTGGGTGAAGCAACGCCGGCATTGATCCGTGATTTTGATGTTACTGTCTTACAAGTGTAACAATTGGTTGCCTTTTTTGAGCATGAGGCAAGTGACAAACATGCAACGGAAATAATGATGAATTTTTTCATGAGAATTATTTTTTACCAAAAGTAGGAGGTTATTTTGAATTTTGAAACTTTTTTGAAACTTTTTTGAAAGTTTGCATTAAATACGGGTACTAAAAAGGGGGCTAAATGCCCCCTCTGTTATATCCTGAAAATTAGGTCAACCCGCATTATTTGGTCTGTGGGTTTCCATTCGGCCCGCTTGACGCATCCCGTTGCGGCCAATGCTGTGTTGATATACTCATGCGGGTTGAATGAGGCAACACAACAAAGTTTGAACGGCAACCTCACCTGTCTCTTTATGAACTTCACAGAATCAAATGAGGTTGTAACCCCGTTCATTGTGCCGGTGCTGGCATTTCTATCTGACATATAAAAGTTGGCATGGAGCAATGCAAACCCCATAACGTTGTTGTAAATGTCCGTTGTGTTGAGAATCGTTGGAGCCGTCACCCCGCCACGCAACCCGCCGCCAATGTCCCGTGTTGCAATGAATGTAAACCCGTCATCCGCAATTACCCCTTTCTTTACATCGGAGGTCACTTTGTAAGCGTTATTTGTTTTGTTGTCCACTACCTGGGTTTCCGATCCTCCGGAGTTGAGCAAAATGAAATAAACGTCATTGGTAACTCTTTTCATATCGCGGGAAAATATGTTTTCTTTCTCCTTACGATTTACACAAAATCCGTCATAGGTAATTGGCAGGCCGGCAAAGTCATCATTTGGGGTAAACGTTACAATTTCGCGGGCCTCCTGAAATGAAAACATTTCCTTTGCTGGTAAGTTGTCAATGTCATAAGTGTATTGCCTTTTGCCTGCCAACATTGCGTTTAATGGTGGCACGGAAAGGTCAATTGCGCCTGGGTAAAGGAAATACCCGGAGCTGATATGCTCCAACCGGAAATCATTGCCAAAAATGCAATACTTCACCTGAAATTGATACCACAACCATTTAAATAACTCCTCCGGTGTATAGGTGCCAACGGTTGCCGGCTCCGTGGCCCAGGGCCGTTTTACATCTGACTTTTGGAACATCAATATTTGATCCGTGTACGTGGGTTGGCCCGTCACCGGATTTGTGGAGGTTACGGTGTCGGGGTTGATCTGGAAAAATTCACTCTTAACGGTTAAGCCTGGGCAACAATGGGCCACAGCCTGCACAATTACATCATTGAGCGGTATGCCGTTTGGAATATGCTTTAGGCCATAAACATTTTTCCACCCGTCCAACCCGTGCTGATCCTCATTTGGCTCAACAATGTTGGTTGTTTCCCCAATAACGTAATTGGAGTAAATGTAATAAATGTAGTTATCCTCCAAAGGTATTGACGGAGCTGGAGGCACGGTAAACGGGTGTACTTTCCGTTTTCTGGGCACCATTTTGGGAGGCCGTGCATACTTGTCCGCACCGGCAAATGTTTCAATGTAAATCCAATCTGGTGTCATTGGTGTGCCTGCCAACACCCATACATACTCACGGCACCATTTGAACCATGCCCAATATGCCATTGTTTCCGCTCCGCTGCCTGTGTCCTTTTCGCCAATTATATCATACCGGAAAGAGGACAACCGCCAACCAACCGCCGCTGCGTCATAAGCCCCGTTAAAATACGGGTAACTATCATGGTAAGGGTTTGACCCCACACTAAGTAATTCATGATAATCAACGGGGTTTCTGGTGCGCTCTGACAAGTCAATGGAGGCAAACAACACGCTCCCACTTTCTGGGTTGAATGCGTCACGCTCCTCTCCCTCGCATCCAAACAATGGGAACTCACAACGCCGGTTGGGAAACCATTGGAACGTTTGCGCGGCAAACGGAAATGAAAAGCCGCTGGCCGGCTCATGGCTCTCCCAATACTCAAACAATGGCACGTAATCATAAAGCTCAACCGGTGTTGGGCCTGCTCCTGCTGCATCAAAAATATTGAGCTTGTCAACCTTGTACAAATTCAAACATTCGTATGGGTCTGGGCATATTACCGGGAAAGTCACTTGGCATTTGTCCAAATCCCAATGGCCATCACTCAACCGGATTTTGGTGCCCGGCAAAATCTCAGCTCCACCGCACCCAGGCATGTACATTTTCAAAAGCATTTCCGCACATCTATATCCGTCCGTTTCCCTCGCATACAACCAATTAAAATCAGCTCCAGCGAAAACCAATGATCCGTCCGCTTTAATGTCATATGCAAACCGTGGGTTGTCATCCTCATTTGATAGTGTCCACGATATAACCAAAGAACTCTCATTGAGCGGTGTTGGGTCATATGTCCCGTAACCGTCCAAATCTAGCTGGTAAGTAAGTTTATTAGCTGGCAGTTTCATAACTCAATTTTTATCAAAGCTAATTAAATTAAATGGCCGCTCTCCTCCGGAACAAATGCAACAAATTGGTTGTGCCTGTCGCTGAAAAGGAGGCTCACGGAAATGATGTGATAATTTTTAATAAACCAAAGAATTTCCACCTCAAACACCTCCTCCTCACAACTATCAACAACATACCACTTTCCCGTTGCAAGGTTGCGAATTAAGCCCAGGTAATGCAACGCTCCGGAGGGCCGTGCAAATGAAATCAGGTATGGCACCAATCCTGAATCCATGCCCTCCATCTTGTCAGAAAAGAAAGATACATTGGCCTTATCAAATCGGTTGCCCACGCGAAACTCCAGCTTTGTGAGGAATAGCGGATAAATTGACAACCCGCCCTCTGATAGCTTTTTATTCAAATCCACCAAAGCCTCCCCGTCCTCCGTGGGGAGCTTGGCAATAAATTCTTTCTCATTGAATAAGTTGGCAAGAGTGTACGATCCACACCCAAATTGAGTTGTTTGCCTGAATGGAATTTTTTTCATGTTGTGCGCTTGCTTTTATTGTTTGATTGAAATTACACCTTTGCCCCATTCAACAACCCCGATCTCCACGGGCACCACTTTCCACCCGTACATCTTTTGAGCATCTGGAAATGTTATTTTCAAACCGGCCACGCTGTTGGCCTTTGCTCCCCTGCTTGACGGAGCCAATGTTGACAAATCGAAATGCCCCGCTCTGGTCTTAAGGACAAACATTTTTTTAATTACTGTTGCCATAATTTTATTTTTATACTTTTGGTGAAATTAATTTTTTATGAAACACTTTTTACTAATCATTCTGGCCTGCGTGGGGTTGACATTCGCCCCGCCCGCCGCACACGCACAAGATTATGTTGTGGGCTCCGCTCGTGATACAGCGAAACCAAACACAACGAAACGTCAAAAAATTGCCGTTGTCTCTCCTGGGGGCATCACGGTAAGTTACAAATGCACCCAGCTCACCGACACAATAACGGGCTATGTTTCCATTTGGGCCTCCCTGAATGATACAACATATTTCCCGTGGCCTGGAGCTGACAGTTTCGCAATTGCCGCTGCAACCAATTTGGAAAAGGGTTGGTTCCTGCGATCCCCAGACCTTTCAAACCCCGTGAAATGGCTGGAGGTGAGAACCCGGTGCCCTTCAAACACCACCAACGCAACCGGCAAAGCAAAAGTTGACGCACGATTGCGGGTATATAAATAACCAAAGAGCGTTAAAACAAACAATCCGTGGCCCTCCAAAGCCACGGATTTTTTTGTGTTGTTTCTTATCCTGCATAGCCTTTATTTTATCTCATGAGCAACCCCGGCACCGATCAATGACGGCATTAAAGAGTGCCCACAATCATATGAATTTGCCATCAAATGGTTGATACAACCAACGCTGTTAATATCATGTGCCGCCGTCATCAACTCACCGTCCTTATAAATATTGAAACCCAACTTTATTGCATCAATTACAAATTCATAATCATTATACGGGTTGTTTATTTTTACGGTGGCAAAGCTGGGGTAAAAATTACCTTTCGCATCCTTTTCTCCCTCAACCTCCGTATTCACTTGCCAAAACTTATTGTTGTTGTTCCCAGATTGAAAGGCAATTGGGCACATGATTTTGGCAATGGCAATTGCATCAACGTCCGACATATCATAAAGCCTCCGGAGGAGCAATTTGCATTCATATTCGTATGTCCAAAGGTTTGGTGCGATCTCCAAACAAACCTGTTTGCTCCACGGGGTATTTCCTTTCACGCCCGTGTACAATGTGGGCTTGCCTTTATACATCACCTTTGACCCGATGTATGCACCGTAAATTTTTAATAATATTTCGTTGGTTAAGTCCATGATTTATTGTTTTGTTGCCTGATAATTTTTTTCATTCTGTATTCTCTCCAGCAATGCCCGCCTTTGTTTTATCAGCTTCATATGCTCCTCAAAAGGCATGTGGGCATACATGGTTGATTCCAGCATTTTCAACTCACATTTGAGCCGTTGCAATTGCGTCAATGGTAACTGTATCATGGATTTTGCTTTTTATGGTGAATTACAAAACATCTTCTTTTTGGGCACCATTCGCTCTTTGCAACCTCGCGGTTTTTCTCAGCAATATAAATGCCCTCCGATCCCTTAAGCCGGAGAAATGAGGGCTCTTTGATTGAGCTTTCATTTCTCTTTTTCGGTGGCTTCTTACTGAGCTTTACCACCTCCTCATGGCCGGTAACTTGGCTCCGGCCATTGCGCCGGTTGGGGTGAGTGTATGGTGTCACCCGCTTTATGAGCTTTGCCCGGCCCTCTGCCTGGGCCTCCATTTCATATTGGATTTCGCGCCGGGTAATAATGTAACGCTCTCCCGGCTTACGCTTTTTAACTCCCATTTTCAGTTGTGTTTGCTGTTTTACAATCTGGGTTTTCATACTGCCAAACCCCATTTACAAAATGCTCTGATATTGTCCCCGTTCTCAACATGCCTCCATTGTACAATATTCGCTTTCGCCGTTTAATGCCGCATTTGCCGCACACCTCCACAATGTTTTGCTCCTCCTCATCCCATTTGGTGCCCCAGGTATGCCGGGCCGCGCCGGTCTTACTCATTGCCGCCTCCGTTCATTTTCTGGGCAACTAGCACCATTGCCTTTAATTGTCTCTGTGTTTGCTCATCCAGCGGCACCGGGTACGCAATGGCAAACCCCTTGCCCTTAAAGCTAATTAGCTCACAAGATTCAAAGGCCAAAAACTGGCTCTCCGGGTGTTTGGCAACTGCTGCTGCCAATGCCTCCTTTTCGTCTGAGGCTTCAATGTCATGAAAGATTGAAAAATGTACACGGTAAACTGGCATAAAGTTGTTTTTTGGGTTAATGTTATGATTTTTGATTCCTGTTTTTATTTAGCATTTTAGAACGCTCTTTGTTACCCCTTATTGATCCGGATATAATTTTTCTGTTTTTCTCTGCCTTGCTCTCCATCCAAAGAAAATTTCTTTGTTTGAAATCTAAATTTTTATACGTCTTATCCCTTTCAATTATATCAAATAGAGCTTGCCCAATCATTCTAACCTGACCACCATCCAATAATTTCCCCGGCTTTTCAATTTCTCTTTCCGGATTGATACACAAATATTCTTTGACCTCCTCATTAAAATCAATCTGGGCACAATGGTAATAAACCCATAAAAGGTATTTGTGTTTCTGCAAATTGATAAGTTCTATTACTGACAAATCAGCGTGAATGCCGAATTTCAATACACTTTTTAGCGTCAATTTTCTTAATAAGTGCGTCCCGTTCATGATTTTATGTTATTTAAAAGAGTGATTGTTGGCCGGTCTTTTTGGCCCTGTTTTTCCTGAAATTTTCGCGGTGGTGGTCACGATCCCGGTTTAAATGGCACCTCTGACAAAGTGCCCGGAGCCTGTCCAATTTCACCTCATTGTTGCCTTTATCGTTGTCAAGGTGTGCAACTGTCAATACAACCTTTATGCGGCCATCACCGGCTCCCCTTGTTTTGTAAAAGCCATATTTATTTTGCTGGCTCAATAACCAATCTGCACAATATTCAAATTCCGCTCCCTCCCCTCTAATAATCATTGCATGATTTTTCACCCCGCACTCCTCACAACACGCATGCACCTTGATCTTTTTACCGTCCTTAACTTCACCGGCCCGTTGCATGACAGCGGGCCGGATTTCTGTTTTCCAATTTGGCGGGTAATCATTGTAATTGATAGGCATGTTAATTGAGCTGGTATGGTTTACGATCCCAATGCATCACCGATTTATATAAACGCATCACGCCCGGCATTTTCTTAATGTCATCCTCCAGTTTGTTCATTGCGTTGCCAATTGTGGTGTGGTCGTATTCGTGGCCACCCAGCATTGCGCCAACCTCTTTTTGAGAAAAGCCATAAGACAGCATTACTTTCCAGAATACCCAGCGGGCAAACTTCAAATCCTCGCGTTTGCTTTTGATCTGCAATGATTCAATGGGGATTTTAAGGAACATGCATATTTCCCTGATAACGTCCGCAACAACACCTCTCCCACCGTCTGAAATTGTCGGTGTGTGCCAATCAATGTTGGGTATTGGTATTTGATAACTGTATTGCATGGCTTATTTCTTTTTAGGCTTGAAATTTTCTGATTCAATCGGGTTGTAATGGATTCCCTGCATGAATGCCTCCAACCTCTCATTTGCCTGGGCTGCTGTGATGTGGTCATGTTGCAAAAGAAAAATCAAATATGCCGCGCATGCCTGAGCCCCGTTGCGGTATGCCTTTGAGCTGTCGGGGAAATGGAGGAGATAATGCAACATATTCCGGTTGGCTGTCCACTCCTGATTGTCGGGCATATCTGGCTTTACAAAATACCCGCCAATCATAATGCAAATCTCCTCCTTTGTCCACGCTGGAATTGCTGGCTCCTGGTCAAAATACTCCCCGGCAAACTCCCATTGCTCAACCTCTCCGTTGCCACCCTCTGGCACCCCCGTTTGAAGTTCAAAACAAAAAAATGCGGCTGGCATAATGCCCAGCTCAATGAGTTGTTGCGCCTGCTCTGAGGTGCAAACGAATAATGCGGAATCAATTTTTTTCATCAGTTTCAGTTGTGTTTATCTGTGATTCAATATTTTTTTTCACTTCATAAAGCCTCATGTAAAGCAATACCCAATTGCGGTTGTCAACATCAATTATTTTTAGGCCGTTAACATTGCGATCAACATACAATTTGAGGTTGTTGGCAAACACTCCGGGCCGCAACTGCATGGTGAGCGGTAATTGCCGGCCCTCAAACCACTCACACATTGCTTTGCCTTTCTGCTTTCTCTCAATCCGTTGCTCTGGGCTCATTTTACTAACTCTTTCACTTTATGCAATTCTGCCTTTGCCATTGCATTGAGGTTTATTAATATGGTTCCGTTTCTATTGCCGGAATACCCAGATTTGATTTTTACAAACGTCATTTTCTCTAATGACTTGAATTTGGCTTTTAGCTCATGCCAATAAGTGGCCATGCCCTCACAACCCTTTTCATATTTGAACGTCTCCAGCAAGTCAACAACCTTTCCCGAATCGGTCACAATTATGATCTCTGTAACGTGATCCTTTGCCACGTAGCGACTGAGGAAATAAAGAGCATTAAGGAATGCGGAGCAATCAGCGGAGGCCCATGTGTTCACCTTCTTTTTGAATGGCCGGGCCTTTTTGTCCTCCTCTCCCTCTGTTGATAGCATATAGGCATAAGCCCCGGTTTTTTCGGAAAGGTCAACCGCCGCTTTTGCATAAACTGTTACAACCATAAACGGAAAATAATTGCTGGTAATGTCAATAATACCGATCCTATGAAAAGAACCGCCATGCCCTTAAAAAACAAGTCTTGAAAATATTGGTTGTTCATACAATCGGTTTTTCACCTAAAAACCCCGCATCCTTTTGGAGTGCGGGGTGTATATTGGTTTAATTCGATCAATCCATTTCGTGCAATTTTCTCATTGCCTCCGGTGTTGTTGGTGTGTCCACAAATAAAACATTGCTTGGCAAAGCCTCGCGCACAACCCCGTCACTCCCCTCAATAATTCCAATTGAATAACTGGCAACGGTGTCTCCAACCTCCTCTGTGGAATAACCCCATGTATGGAAATATCCGGGTATCAAATCAGAATAACAATTTGTACCCTCAACCCATTTGGAATAATCGGTGCCGCCTCCCTCTTTTTGTGGCCTTACTCCAGGTATAAAATATTTAAACATTACCTTTCTCATTGCGTTGATTTTTTATGTTGGATCAAAAGTAAATATACATTCCGAAAAATGAAACTTTTTTGAAACTTTTTTGAAATTTATTTTTCTAAAGAGTGCAAAAGAAATACAAGATTATGAGCCCGGCCAACGCCTTTGCAATGATCTCTCCTAACCGTTCCCATTTGGCCCGCCTCATGCTCCGGTGGTACGCTCTTTCACTCTCCCCGTAATACTTCATACGGGCCTTACGGTTTAACCTCCTTTTGTGTGTCATCTGGTAAAAAGTAATGTGGCAAGCGGTTAAGCTCTGCCGGGGTTAGTAAATGAATAAATTGAGCAACACGCGCTTTCATTATGGGCAAAGACTTCATTTTTAAAATGTAGCTCTCCCCCTGGTTGTCCATGTTGGTGTGAATGTCTGGGTGCAAAAATATCCGGTTCAATGGGTGCGTGGCCACGGAGGGAAAACCGAAATCAGGCCGTTTTGGGAGTATGTGAGCAATGCATGCTTTCCGCATCCACAACGGAGACTTTGGCAACGGTTGGCCGCTCTCCTCACAAGTGGCCGGCATTGTCAATATCTGGTTGGCAAAGTACACGTTTAGCTCTTTGCCCCTTTCCTGCTTCGCTTTGGCCTTTGGCTTGGTGGAATTAATTTTTTCCCTGTGGAGCCAATAATGCCGTTGACAACGCCCAGCAACAAGCGGTTTTGGTTCGCTGTCCTCTGGGCAATCGGTGCATTGGCCAATCTTTGGTTTTATCATAGCTTAAAACAGTTTTTTACCAAATAAAAGCTCTCTCACAACGTTCTTTGTGTCCGTGGGGAAATCTTGGTTGAGCATCCATTGCCCAAAACCGGGCTCCTCTGTAACCAACTTATTCTTTGCCTTTCCGAAAGAATAAACGGGCTCATTTTTCTCATTCAATATAATCTTTCCGGAAATATCCAATGCCCGCACCCCGTCCATGCAATACAAATCCAACTCCTCATCTGTGAGGTTTTGCAAATGCTCATACCGTCTAATCTGGGCCTCCAGTATCTTGCAGGCTGCAATGGTATCGTTGCCGGCATCGTGGGATCCCTCCATCTTTTCCCCTGTGTAAAACTTCAACGCGCTTGCCAAATCTCTCTTTTCCTCAATGCGGAAAATGCGGAGGGTATCAAATATTTTCACTTCCTTATCCGGCCATACATAGCCATAACGGGCAAACTCCTCTGACAACAACGGCACATCAAAGTCTCTCACATTATGCCCGGCCACGTTGCAGCCCTGGAAAAACTCAAATGCCGCCTTTGCAAATTGTTTGAATGTCGGCCTATCCTTCACCATATCCGTGGTAATGCCATGCACCGCTGTTGCAGCCTCCGGAATGGGCATTGCTGGGTTAATGAGCATGCATTTCATTATTGCGTCATTGCTGGGTGCATACAACGATTTCTTTTTATACGCCGCCAACTGCACCATGCGGTCTTTGGTTGTGCTGGTGCCTGTGGTTTCGGTGTCAAAAAATATTACTGGCTTTTGATCCACTTGCTGTAATTTTTAAAGGGTGGCCCACTTAAGAGCCACCCCAGGTTGATAAATTAATTTTGTTGTTCGCTTTCGTCTTTGTTCTTGCCCTTAAGCCTGTCAACCACTCCTTTGGCCTCACCTTTTGGTTGCTGCCATTTGCCCTTTACATTGACCATTGTACGAATCGCGGAAATATCCACGGTGCCATATTTCGCTAACAATTGGGCATCTGTCATTTTCTCCCAACCGTCCTCATCATGTGTAAAGTTGTTCAACGTGGTTTGATCTGTTGGTGCCCACGGCTGGTTTTTCCCCTCCGCTTGTGGCTCTGGTTTTATGTCATCCAAATTGAGCGGAAACACGTTGCCCGGAGATTGTGGCAATTCTTCATTGCTGGCATGGTTGTCACTCTCTCCAATAACCTGGGCCCCCTCAACCGCCTCATTGCCTGTTTGCTCTTTGGTGATCTCCATTACAACCTGGGCTGTCTCCAACGGCAAATCTGCCAATGCTTCATTTGTCGATTGCAGGAACAATTGGCCCTGTTTCTCATCTGGTAAAAGTTCGCGGCTGTCAACAAGCTCTCCAAACCGATCATAAAACATCATGCGGCCCTGCTGCTGGTTCGCTATGCCGTAAAGGTAGCCGGATATTGGTTGTTTGCGGCTCTGTATGCGGCCCAACCTTTCTTTCATACGCTCCTCAACTCCGGCAATTTTCTTTTTGTAATCCTTCACTAAGTTGGCCAACGCCTCCTCCAAATTTGCCTTTTCAACGGCATCATTGATATAGCGTGATTTTTCGTTGTCCACCTCTGAATCTGTGAGGCTTCGGGAATAATTGCGCATTTCTTTTTTCGCGCATTGATTTGATAAAACCGTTTCCCTCTCCTTTGCGTTCATTTCTGGGTAAAGGAAAAACATTGTGTTGTTGCTTGACATTCTGGTGTCTTTTTTATTGTGAAAAAAATGCTCCCCGGCACCATTACCGGGGAGCGTGTGATTACTTTTTTATGCCAACTGCATCTGCTGAATAATGGCCTCAGATTCATGAATGATTGCCTCTAAAGCCACGGCAAAATGCTCCAATGTCTCTTTGAGCTTCGGATTCTCAACACCGGGAACATTAACGGCTTTGAGGGCTGCAAAGTAATTGGCAACTTTCTCCAGCTCTGGTTTTGCGGCTTCTTTTTCTGCTGCAATTCTTTTTTCCTCCTGCTCTGCCAAATCTTTGAAGTGTTCAATTTGTCCAACCGCCTCTGAATAAATCCCATCCCATGCGGTGGCATCCATACCGTTCAACCTCCTCAAATCAATGCAATAATCCTTGTCATTGTAGAACACAAATACACCCTCTTTTTTCATGCCCAGGTTAATGAGTGCGTCAACGCGATCATTGTATGTTTGTTCCGTTTCGGCCTCTAATGCTTCAATTTTTTCTTTTTCGGCCTTAACCTCTGCCAACAATTGCTCCCATTGCGCCTCATCATGGGTATGAATGGCCGCAATATCAATGAACAATGTTGCATCATATACAAACCTAAGAGCCTCCGATTTTAACCCCAAATCAATGCATTGTTGTGTGCGGGCATCGGTGCGGGCAATGCTCTTATTGATCTTATCCGTGTTGTCCGCTATCGTTTGCAATATCTGATCCCAACCGGCCTCATCCTTTGCAAAATCCTCCAGCGTCACCCGTGCAATGAGCATGCCGGCCTTTTCGCTGGAATATGTGCCGTTATCGTGCTGAGTAAATCCACGGTTCAAAAGATAGCCGTGACGGAATGTAAATTGTTGCTGGAGCTTTTGCGCTGCTGCAACTGCATCTGTCACAATTTGCAACTCAATATTCCAACCGGCCTCCGTGGTGTCTTTTATGGTTCTATCCAAAACCTCAATTGGATCAACCGGCAACCACTTGTTTATTGGGAAACTAAATTTGTCATCACCCTCAAACCTTACCAGACCCAGACGGCCCAACGCTTGCTCCCTTATCAGGATCATTTGCGCCATTGCCTGTTGTTTCTTTTCCTCTGCGTCTGCATTTTCCTTTGCGGTTTTTACCACGAAAGAAACATTTTTGATAAGCTCACCAAAGGCTCCGTTGTCCAAAACCTCCATTTGCTCTTTTGTAATTGCCTGCTCCGTGTACTTATTTTTGAAAGAGTAAGCGGTTGTTGCAGGATCATAAGTTAAACCGGCATTGACTGCCATTTGTTCACGCATCTGCAACTTTTCGCGCCTCATATCCTCCTTTTCTTTTTCCAACCTGTCGGCCTCATCCTTTTGCTTTTTTTGCTGCTCCTCCAGCTCACGTTGCTTTGCGGCCAACTCCTCCTGCTCCTTTTGCTTTCTTTCATCCTCCAAACGCTGGGCCTCCAAACGCTCCTGCTCCTGCTTATCTAACCTCTGCTTTTCCAACTTCACTTTTTCAATGAAAAAATCAAATTCCGTTGGTGTCATTGCCTTAATGCTGGCAATGTCCATGCTCATGGTGTCACCGATCACGTAAAACGATCCATTAAAGCCCATGCCCGCCGCTTGCAGGCTGTCAACGCGCTCATTCAACACACGGGCCTTTTCTTTCTCAACGCGCTCTTTCTCCTCATCCTCCCATTTTTTCCATTGCTCCAACTGCTTACCCGTTGGCTCCTCTATCTGGGCAATAATAGCTCCATACTCCTTTGCCTTTGCATTAATGTTCTTTTGTGTGGCAACAAATGGAGCCACCAATTCAACACGCTTTTTTTCCAACGCAATGCGGCTTTTTTGGGCAAATTTATTTCCCTCCAACACCAATGCATAATTTTCTTTATCCTCAAAACTAGCAATGGTAATGCCGGCATATTTCTCTTTGGCTGCATTCAAATTCACAATGTTCACATCTAGTTTTGCAATTTCCTGGGCACTCAACTTTTCAGCGTCAAGCGGAATTGATTTGCCCGTGTCCTGTCCTGGTTCAATGGTTTCTGCCTCCACCGTAAAAGGGGTTGCATTTACGTTTTCTGTTGTGGCGTTTTCGCCTCCGGTTGTTACCGTGTCTTTTACTTCATGCGTCTGCATTGTGTGTTGATTTTTAATGATTAATGATAAGAATGTAAAACTATATTTTTTGAAACAATTTTGAAACTTTTTTGAAATTATTTTTTCAAACCGGGCTCCATTATTACAACCCCATAACATGCCAACATCAATTGTTTTTTCATTTGGTACGTGGGGAGCCTTGCAGTAAATTGGCTTTTATAGTCGATTACTTGAAAATTGCCGTTCCAATCCAGCGTGACGAAATCCGCAACGTATTCTCTCACATACACGTCTCCGGCATAAAGTTTAAACCTCACCTGTCTTTTGATCTCACGAAACTCCCCGTTGTTCATGCGGGCCTTTAGGTCTAACCAATAATACCCCTCCCCCTCAGATTGAAAATTAATGTTGTCGATCACAACCCACTTATTGCGGTATTTGTTGGGCTTTTTTTTCTTTTTGGCTTTCTCCAAAGCCTGCTCCGGGGTGAGCTGCTTAATTACTGACTTTGGGTTTTTATGCTCCTGAAATATTTCAGCTAATGTTTTGAGTTTCATTTTCGGTTGTGGCTTTGATATGTTTTAAATAATATTCTATCATTTGGGAGCTGGGGGCATAACCGGCCATTGCATCCCGCTCAATGAGTTCAATGATCTGGTTGTTTTTGGCAACTGTGTTTTTCTGCACCCGCTGCTCCCTCTCCAGCTTTTCAGCGTTGGCAATGTTATCTGCCCATTCCTGTGTGAACCTCTTTATTTCCTGCATGGCCTTATCCCCTGCCTCATGATCTTTTGGCCCCAGGCCGGCCACCTTTGCCTCAAACTGTGCTTTGCGCTCTGTCTCCTGCAATAACTTGAATGCCCGCATTCTTTTCCGCAAATACTCCTGGTGCATGCTGGCAATCACTTCAATGTCTACATGATCCAACACCTCTCCGATTTGAGCCCGCTTGCCCAATGTGAACATAATAACAAAGTCCTCCAACGTGAAATCCCTGCACTCATCCAAAAGGTACATTGCACATTCTATAACCTGATCCTCATTCATGTTCCGCACTACATTGAAAGAGCGGCAAAAGTTGGTTATGAGCATTACAAGCAACGTTTGCACCTCTGTTTTGCCCATTTCTGGCACCATGTTCTTTATGAGCGGGTATTGCCTCAATTCAGCAAATGCAATGTTGCCTTGTGGCATTAATTCCATTGCCCGGCCCGCCAACTGCAACTTTGCAAAGGAGCGTTTGGCCTCATCTGGTTTCCCCTCCTTATCAACCACCTCCAGACCCAGAATTGATTGCACTAAGTTTTGCGAATGCTGAATGTGCGGAGATAGGTTGTTGGCCTTTGAGGTTGTTTGGAGTTCCGTTGCCGTGCTGGGTGGTTCGTTTTTCTGCTGCATCTGCTATTATTTTGTCAAACTGATTAACCAGGTTAGAAAGTAAAAAGTTGTTGTGAATCCATTCAATGTTGAATGCGTGTTGCAGGAAATGTAAAAGGGTGTCAGTTGCGTTTTTCTCATCCCACGGCCCCAGCTCCGGTTTTGTCTCCCTCCGCTTGTCGGCCCGCTTTTTCAATCGCTCAACGATCTCTTTTAATTGCTTGCCGTGTTGCCCCTCAAACGTTGGCTCCTCTCCCTTTTTCTCCAGATAGAATTTAAACCATACATCAACCAACGCTTGCCAATGCTCCGTTACCTTTTCTTTTTTCGCGGCACTTTTTTTCTTTTGGGAGGAGGAGCCGGTGCCCGGTTGATCTGCTGGCAAATTTTCCGGGGTGGCGTGAGCCACAATATTTTTTTGATTTGGTAAATTATTTTGTTTATTATCTGGTATAGTGTTGCCCGTCTGGGCAAATGGAGTGCCCGTTTGGGCAAATGCATTTTCCATAATCTGCTGGGCCTCAATTATAGCCGTGGCCCCTTTGGTGTTGCTCGTTTCGCCCAAATGGGCAAATGGGCCTGTGAGCCACTTTGCGGGGTCTTTGAACGTGTACCAACTTGTACGATCAAACCCGGTTTTGTTGAAGCAATCAACCTCCAACACCTCTCTCTCTATAAGGCTGTCTAATATCCTCCGCACCTGTTTCCGGCTCCAGTAAGGAAATATTTTGGTGAGTGCGTCAACGGTGTTGTAAGTCCAAAATTTACCGTTCTGGAGATTTTTTTTGTTTGCTGCATTCCTGATAATCCAGTATTGAAAATTTGCAATCATGATTGCCTCATCAACCCCGTACTCCATTGCAACCTCAATGTTGAAAAAATGGTACATAAAAAGGCGTTTAACGGTTAACTAATATCCTCAATCCCTCCGGTCCTGTAACCCGGCTTAATGCCACATATTGTTGCCCAGGCTGGAAACATGGCCGCGAAAGGTCAACCGTTACTTTGTCGAATGTTAAACCCTGTGATTTGTGAATGGTAAGAGCATAGGCAAGCCGGAATGGATATTGAATAATGCTGCCAATCTCCTGCATTTCCAATTTGTCTTTGCCGGGGTTGTACACGTATTCCTTTTTAACGAATTGGTGCCTATCCAATGCATAATCTACTCCGGCCACCTTAATGAAAAAATTGCCGTTCTCTCCAACAACAAACTCTCCTAAAGTTCCATTTACCAAAGGGTTGTTTTTTGAGTTGGCCAAATACATGATTTTGCAACCGTGCTTTACTCTTATAGTTGATTCCACGTTGAACTCATCGGCCTTTGCATTCCCCTCCACCTGGGCCGTAAATTCAAATATCTCTCCGGGCTGCTCTCTTAATCCCCGGTCATTGTAGGCTTTCACCGTTTCGTTGTAAGGGGCTAAAATGATCCCGTGGGCCTCTGGGTGCAAAAACCGCTTAAAGTATTCATGTTTCCCTCCCTCCCTTATGATGTTGAGGTGTTCCACAAACTCCTCATTGCTTTGCCTCATTACTTCGTCCAATTCGATCTCAACAACGTTGAGCTTTGGATATATCCCCGCATTAAAAAATTCGTCACCGGAATAGGTTTGATACATTACACTCCGGAAATTATCACCAATGATTGCTGGCAACTGCTTCAAATCCCCAATGAAAATAATTTGCTTTTCCATCAACCCATCTTTCACTCCGTTTTTCATGAGCGTCCAATGTATGCAATCCAGCAAATCAGGCCGGAGCATTGAAATTTCATCAACAAATATTGTATCAACGCGCTTATACAATTTCCGCTTTTCTGATCCCACTTTCTGGGCTCCCTTATACGTGCATACCTCATACGGATCAACGCGAAACATGGAGTGAATGGTTTGCCCGCCAATGTTGTTTGCAGCAACTCCGGTTGGGGCCACGGCAATTACCTCTTTGCCCAGGGCTTTCAAATCGTTTATTGCTTTGCGGGTAATGTAGGATTTGCCGGTGCCGGCCTTTCCTGATAGATAGGCATTTTTTCCGGCCAATACAGCCTCTAAAAATGCATCTTGTTTTGGAGTGTTCATTTGGGTTAAAAAAGAAACCGTTTCCCCCGTCAAGCCGTGCCGGGCCATCAGGGAAAAACGGTTTCCAAATGAGTTGTGTGTGAATAGTAAAAATCATTCCCGGCACGAAACTTTTTTTACTCTCCTTTGTGGGTGTGAAATAACTACATGATTTTCAATTATGCAAGCATCTTGAAAAATTTATTTTCCCAATGTGTGGAATTTGTGGAAAATAAAAAAGGCCGGGGTGATTTCTCCCCGGCCCTTTGCCCTATTTTTTAAAGCTCATCACCCTTTCAACCTCACAGAAAAACGCCGTGGATCACCGGCCCATGACACATAACCGTCTTTGCCGAAATCCATTTTTGAGTTGTTGGCAAGTATGCGTTTAAGCTCATTGGAATTGCGCCGCATTTTCTCCTCCAACACTTTCATTTCCTCCTGCTGGGCCTTGTAGTCACGCGCCAACAATAAAGCGTCATTGGTGCCTGGGATCACCCCAACCTCTGCCATGCTCTTTTTGAACTTGTCACGCATGAAACGCTCATATGCCTCCGATCCGTCCGGCTCCGGCTCCAGCATATCCAATTTCGCTTGCAGCTCATTGGCGTATCTCATGTTAAAATTGCGGGCCGCTTCAAATTTCTGGGTGGCAATCATGCGGCCCTCCTTCACGGTGTCCCAGAAATGTTTGGTGCGCTCAATGATAACGGTTTCAATTGCCTCTCTGACTTCAAACGGGTACACCTGGAAATCCCGGCCATCCTTAAGCACGGCAAGCTCTCCAAACTCAAACTCACACACTAACATCTGATCCGCTAACTGAACAACGTGAGACATTGGAATGCCGGCCTCCCACTTGTCGGCCTCATAGCCATTAATTGTTTTGATCTCCAACGCTCCCTCTTTGCCGTTGATCTTGTTTATTTTCCTATCCAGCGAAACAAAGAGCCACGGGTATTTTGGATTTTGAATGTAGCCGTTAACACGTTGGCACTTTCTTACAATCTTGCCGGCCCTGTAATTGGCAATTACGCTCTCCGGGGAGCCGTCCCAATACTGCCAAAGGTCGGCCACCTTTTCCTCATCGTAATGGCCCATAAATTGGGAAATACTTTCAACGGAGTAAACGGGCTCTGGGTCTAACTTTTCATGCCAAAGCTCACACGCTGATTTGTAGGGATTCAGGCCCAACACCGTGCCCACCTCTGAGGCTCCAATGCCATCTTTGCGGAATCGCAACCATTTATCCTTGTCCCAATCCTTTGTGCTGGTAAAAATGAGTTCTTTGTTCATACACCGGCAAGTTGAGGTTTTTGAAATGCATATTGGCTCCGGCTGTTGTGCAACTCAATCTGGTAATTATACCCGTATTGTGTGCATGCCTTGCTCAACCTTTCGTGGAAATCGTGAGCGTTGAGGCTGGAGTGGTCAATGTTCTCTGCAATGGTTTCAAACTCTCTCCGGTGCCGGTTGATCTCCGTTGATACCTGAGCCAATGCGTTAAGCTGGTCGGCCTGCAATATCCTAATGCATGCCGCAATTGTTCTTTCTTTTGGTGTGTTCATATTGTTTTTTTGATTTAAAAAAAGGCCGGAGGAGTTGCCCCGGCCCTTATAGTTGTGAATAAAAAATTACCTCTTTTTGCCGCCTTTCTGCAACAATAGCTCCTCCGCTGCGTTTGCTGCTTTGTTGGCCCTCTCTTTGGTGTCAACCTTTACAGGATCACCAATGTTCCCTGTTGGGTTGTCTGGGTATTCAAATTTGCCATTATCCATAATCACCGATTGATCCGCTTGGATTGCAGCGGCAATTGGCAACATGGTTTCAACGGTCATTGGAGCATAATTGTTCAATAGCTCCTTTAGTACGGTTTTCCGGTACATTGCAGGCCGTTCCAAATCCCAGCCACTCCCCTTTGTGTTGAAAGTCTTTGAGTATTTTTGGCCGTGTGCATCCAGCTCCGCAATTGTCCTATAAACACTTTTCTCAAATCCACTAAGGAGTTTAAAATATGAGACATACCCAATTGGCTGCAACACCTTTCTCTTTTCCTCATCTTGCTCCCAATTAAACGTGCAATCACCGCTCAACCTGTCACGGTTCACCAATTCCCCCTCCATCACATCAGACACGTTTATGGTTTTGAATTGACCGGAACGGAGGCCCAATTGCAACAACCCGCGCCAATCCACGTTGAATTGGGCATAAATAACACCTGTCTTTTCGTCTGGGTATGCTGAAATGTGAGCATAACGGAGGTTATTGTTCAACGGCAAATCCAGTATTGCGGCCATTTCTGCCGCTTTCAATAGGCTTTGCGGCTCCGCTCTCCACAAGTCCCTGTTGGCATCCACTATTTGCAATACGGAGGCAATAAAGGCTAGGTACCTGGGGCCAACAATATCTTTGAAATGGTTAATTATCTGCTCCCCTTTAAAAAGCTCCTTTATCAAAGAGGCATCCATTACCACGGGTTGTTGTGGTGTCTGGGGTTTTTGATTTGTTTTTTTGCGCTGTTGCATGTGATTATGTGAAATTAATGAGTGACTATGATTTTACAGCGTTGAGCAACTTCACTCCGGCACCGTTTTCTTTCTCATACCGCTTTGCAAAAAAGTTTGTAATCTGGCTCTCCAACTTGTCATTGTTGATATGGCCATATTTCAACGCCCGGTCAATAATTGGCCGGCTCAATCCGGTTTTCTGCATTAGTTTCTCAGCGTCTTTTTTGCGCTTCATAAACTGCCATGCGTCAAACACATCTTGACTTATATTTAAGGGGTAACGCTCTTTCATTGATAGCTTTTCCCCGCTGGTTGCTGTATCTTTCATAGCCACAATATTAAAATCTTTTTTGAAACTTTTCTAAAACTTTTATGAAACTAACAAATGTAAAATCCCAGCTCTTTCAACTTTTTGTATTGCTTTTGCGTTAGCTTAATACTTAGCGAACTTTCACATGAATCACCAACTAAAAATGTAAGTGTTGGCGGGAAAACGGTGCGCTTACCCGGTTTATGAGCCCTATGAACCGCCACAAAAACCTCTTTGGGATTTTCGCGCCACTTCACTTTGTTTATTAACGGCTCCAGCTTCTTTACTGGCTTTTGCTTTTCTATTTGCTTGATCTCCCCCCTCGCTGACTGCAAAAGAGCCTCATCATTTGTTGTTTCTGCCATGATCTCAGATTAAGAATTAAGAAACAGTTTGTTGCAAGCATTCACGTTCAAAAACTTTGCCTTTATCAAATTAATGAGGCAATTTGCTTTGTGTTGCGCTGGGTGTGTGATTTCATCACCTTTCAATTGCACCTGGAGGTGTGCTAACATAATGCCTAATTCAGATTCAGTAAATGCGGCAAATGTTTGTCTCTTTGAGAAATCGTAAACCCTCCAGTTGATTGAATGGCGCACCTCTACACCATGCCCCGCTCCCATTATTTGCACCGATTGCTCCCCGCTTTTCTTTTGTACCTCAATAGTCCATTGAAAGAGGCTTTTTTGAGCAATGCCCATGCTTTTGAGTTCTATTGCTTGCTCCAGCGTACACACTTGGTTTTCTAAGTTCATATTGAAAAATTGAGGGGCCGGAGAATCACCACCGGCCCCGGTTAAGAGTTAGTTTTTAAAGGTCTTATCAAACTTTTTGATTTTGGGCAACAACTCATATGCTCCTTTTTCAACGTCAAATTGGGCATCTGCGTTCATACCCTGGGCCGCTCTGGTAACGGCATGAAAAACTCCGCTGGCTGTGCTGTCTCCGTCCTCAACAAAGTATTTCAGCACGTCACGCTTGAATGCCTCCGCAATCTCCAGCTCATGGCATACGTGTTGCACGGTATCAATTGGGTTTTCCAATTTGATCTCATGAGCGTGGGAGATATTGGCAACCATTTTGCCAACGTAATCTGGGGAAAGGAAATGCCGCACGGCATCCTGTGTTTGATTAAGAATCAACCGCATGTTGGCCTGCTGGGTGCGCTCACTCCAAACAATATCTCCCTCATTCATCTTTTGGCCCAAATGCACACGCCTATATGAATCCGTACCAATGAGCCCGTTGTTGCACTTTATTATAACCGCTCTGGGCCTGATCTCAAAGGAGCCGCAACCAACCTCAGAATTGCAAATGATAAGCCCCGACATAACGCCATTGCCTGCTCCGGTGCCGGTGTCCCTCAAATAGTCTTTCAACAACTGCTGGGCCTCCACTTCAACCTCTGGGCAAGTTATATGCAAATACATACGCTTTTCAGAAACGGTTGCTTTTTCAACACGCACTTTCACACCCATATCTTTGATTGCACGGAGGGCCGTGTTGAGAACGTCAAAATTATCAATGATGTTGAAACCATCGGAAAGGAATGCACGGGCCACCGCTACCTCACCGCCCTCAAAACCAAACATGCGGAGCAAGTATTTTGCCTCTTTGTCCTTTGCCAACCACATATTGATATTATGGTTTAAAAGTTCCGGGTTTTCGCTCAACATGCGATCATAATACTTTTTTGGAATGTTGAGCTTTGTTGCAATTTGGCCGTGGCAATACTCCGTTGGAGCGTACCCGGTGAGGCCACCACGCACCCACAATTTGCCGTCTCCGTAAACAAGGCCGGAGCCGCTTACAATGGTGTCACGCTTCAATTTGCTCTGGGCCTCCAAAGTGGCCACTAATTGCTCCAATTGGTTTGTTGCTGTCATAAAAAATTTGTTGTTTTTGGTTAACGATACCCAAAGGTAAAAGGTTATTTTCAATTTTTGAAACTTTTTTGAAACTTTTTTGAAATAAAAATATTGAATTAACACCTCAAAACCTTTACTGTGTTGCTTTTTGTGCAAATAAAAAAACCGGAGCATTTGCCCCGGTTTTATATAAAAATGATCTGTTTTTATCTGGAGGAGATAATAAAATAATTCTCTCCATCACATTGAAATATTGCGGCCTCATTCTTTGCTGCAATGCTATAATGTGCGGTTGCCTCTGTTGTCCCTCCTGGTGTTTGAACTTGTACGCTGTTGGCGCTGGCATCAATCTTTTTCACATTGAATTTCTTACCTGTGATTGTTGGGAGGTTAATTACTACGGTTCCCGCGCTGGCATCAACCAATATTAACTCATCTGCCTCCGTTGCATTGTAAGGGCTTTGATTTACTAATACAGTCCCAGGCATTCCACCACCTCCAGACCCAGAGGCAACCGCCGCTGCATGCCATGCCATAAACTCCTCCGCGCTGGGGCTGTCATCATTATTTAAACTGATAGATTTAGGTGCAATGAAATTGAGAAAATGTTTTGGCCTGTTGCTGCCTGTGTTTATGATCTCCAAACAAACTTTTGGGCTATCCTCTGCCCCCTCCTCATCCTTTCCGGAAATAGTTTGCGCCAATAATCCAGATGCAGCCATTTGCAAAAATGGTGTGCCGTTCCTTTCAGATGTCATTGAAATAACACCACCAGAAGTATATAAAAATGTACTTATTACAGTAGCCATAAAAAAGAGTTTCCGTAAAGATAAAAAAACCGCTCAATGTGAGCGGCTTAATTTATGCGGCATGCAACTTTTGAATTTCGTTGTGAATGGCAATGCACCAACACGTTACCTGATTTGGTTCAACGCTGTTGCCTATGTGCTTTTTCTGCTCCTCCTGCGATCCGGCCAACACGTAGTCATTTGGAAATCCCTGTATTCTTAATAGCTCATCAACTCTCAACATTCTCATTTTTATGTCAATGATCCCATACATGGCCATGAACTGTTTGAGCATTACAACGGCTTTGCTGTCTGTTTCAAATATCCTTATGGCAAACTTTCCCTCCTCCACCATTACCAGGTAAAGCGGGGCTTTGTGCTGGCTGGCAACAATGGTTGGGCATGCCTCGCCAATATCATGCGTATGGCCACCATGAGACGGGTTGAGAATGTAAGGCCAATGCCGGCTGGCTGTTATCGCTGGCAATGGCTCGTCTCCGCTGCTGGGAACGTTGGTGAAATTGGTACTATCAATAAATGAAAATTGGCCCTGTTTTGCAGTTAGCAATGCACTTTTAGGTGTATTCAAAATAGTTCCCAACGGCTCCTGCAAAGAGGAGTTATTATGCGGGCCGCTGTAATATTTATCAATAAACTGAGTGTTGATAATGTAAACGCTATCATTGCAAGGTAGCGTTGGCCCTGGGTTGTGCAATGAGTGCGTGTTGTCTCCGTTGCCGTGGTATGTGCCCAGAAATTGAATTTGATTTATTGAAAACCTGTTTTCCGTTGGAATGGTTGACAATGGGCCGTTGACGCTAATATTACGGCTTTCCGGGTTGCCTGAATAGTATTTGCTAATAAATGCACTCTCTGTTTCCGCTGGCTCCTCCGCTGTTGCTTTTTTGCTTTTCCTCCGGCCCGGTTTGAGCTTGCAATGTGTCTCAACCATTTCTGGGTAATTGGCCCGCACAAATGCCTCAAAACGCTCACGGCCACCGGCAATATGCTTAATGCACCCCTCATAGTACCGGATCATTGAATTATCTCCAATGTCTTTGCGCTGCCTCTTTGGAATGGTCATATTCTGGGAACGGTGGAAAATGCTGATTCCCTCATCTTTCAAATCCAATTTTTCTTTTACTGCATTCCATTTCTTAAGCCCGTTTGCCCCGGTTTTGTGGTGCGTCTTTGCCGGCCATGCATTTGGCAGGCCGGGCCGCTTGAAGCAACCAAACAACCGGAGCCGTGACGTATATGCACCATAATCCGCTGCGTTCATTCGCTCCCATTCCATTTCATACCCCTCTGACATTACGGCCTCATTGAACTCACGGAAATATTCACCTTTCCTTTCTGGTATGGGCTCAACGCCAAAAATTCTCTCTTTGTGTTTATTGAGGATCACACACAAATCCCAAACCTCCCCGCCATACTCATTGTGCCAAACGCGCTCCGTCCTTATCCGGGTTGGCCCCAGAAACTCAAACTCCACCACGTTCTCAATTTTCACGTAATCGGTTTGCAGCTCCTTCACGTAACGCTCATAAAATACTTGGTAAAGTGTGCGGCTCTTTTCCTCTTTGGCCCTACCGCCCGCCGCTTTGCTCACCCCCTGGCACTCCAGCGATCCCCACAATACCGTTTTGGCCCGTGGGTACATCTTTTTATATTTCTCCAATATTGCTTTGAGCGGTGCAAGGTCTAACACTCTAATGTCCTCCTCAAAGTGGTGCGTGTCTGGGTGGTTGCACTTGTGGCTCAAAATGGCCGTGTGGTCATGATTCACGCATGCGATCACTAACGCAATGCCTTTGGTCATAACAAAGCCGGTGGAAACTCCACCGGCACCACAAAACAAATCAATTACTAAAAATGTCGGCTCTGTAAAAATGTTCGGCATCAACATAAAATCTTTCTCTTTTTTATAGTTTAAAAATTGTGTGGCTCCTGTGCGTGGCTTCGGGCCGGAGCATGTGGTGCATTTTCTGCACCACTTGCGGAGGCCCGAATGTCTTAAGACTAACAGACGGTAATAAAAAAATTGCGGGCCGTGTGCGGAGCTATTTTTTTATTTCTGTCTGTGCCTTTTAATCGTGACGGTGTGAGTTTTTGAAAATAAGTGAAAGTGAAAAAGAGCATGGGCAAAAATCCAAATTGTCCATGTCATTAAAGAGCTTGTTGAGCTGGGTTGCCTCCTCCGCTGTGAATAGTGGGGTAAAAGTATTTGTTGGCTCATTTGCTCCCAATGGCAAGTGGCTGGCATAATCTCCAACCTCGTGGGCATCCTCCTCCGGGTGGTACAACTCAGCGTTGTTATAAAGGTCTGTAATGAGATGTTTGGCCTGCTCAATGGTGGCAATGCTTTCTGGGAGTTGTGTTTTCATTTTCAGTTGTTGTTGCCGCTTTTATATCGCATGGTTTCTAAATGTCCGGTAATGGTTGTGTGTTGGCTCAATCTCCTCCGGATATGCGTCCGTTATGGCCTCAGATAACTTTGGGTTTTTCTTTAGAAATTTCAACCTTGCCTCAATTGGGGTTTGTGCCTTTACCAGCTGCATTGCAAGGCCCAGCGATCCGGCATAATAGACTGCAAAGAGTTTCTTTTTCATGTGTTGCTTTTTACCGACAAATCCCGCCCAATTTACTGGAGCGGGTTGCCTATGATCTTTTAAAAACTTATGCAAGTGGCGGGGCTGTAAATCTGCACCTTTCAAGCCCAACACGGATTTGATAATTTAGAACAACACGCCATTGTCCCTTGTAACTAAACATATATTTTCCTGCTTTAATTCCGCTGGCAACTCCTTCTGAAACCTTTTTGTAAATAGTCATTGTTTTTGTTTTTTGGATTAACGATAAATCAAAGGTAAACAACGTTTTTCATTTTTGAAACTTTTTTGAAACAAAATTGAAACACAATTTTTTAAAATCCTTTACAGTATTGGTTTTGTTAATGAAAATATTTTTTGACTAAAATGCAAAAACCCAGCTAAAAAGCCGGGTTTTTTATCATTAATCAAAAAAACAACTGATCCCTATGCCGTGGTGTTGGTGGCCTCATTGTAATGGGTGGCCAACCGCACATCATAATTATTTTGCTGGTAATTTTTGCCGTTGTAATAGTAAGCAAAGGTTTTCCAATCGTGTGTGCGCAATGCATCGGTGAGCCTTACGGATTTCTTTATGAACCGCACACCCAACTCCACTTGGTTGGCCTCGCTCACCTTCGCAAAGTCAACCATTGCTCCCACGCTGTCAAAACCCAAATCTTTGTAATGGAATCCCATTACCTGCATCATGCCCCAGCTAGTGGCCTGCATTGCTGCATCTTTGTCTTTGCCAAAGGCATCATTGAACGCTTTCCACTCTCCGGGCTGTTTCTCCACTTTGTTCTCCTCCCAAACGCCGTGCCCGCTGAATCCGTCAAGTGCATCAATTTTCCGATACCATGCCGGCTCAAATTGGATCAATATTTTTCCGGTTTCGGTATCAAAGCCCCGGCCCGATCCCTCCACCATGATAACGGCACGTAATGCGGCATATTCAAAGCCGTGCGCCCTGGCAATTTCAATGATCTGTTGTTGGGTAATCAATTTACCCTGCAATGATGTGTGCATGTTACTCATTTTTTAAAGCGGTTAAATCAATAATTGTTGCATTTGGGTTTTTGCTGGTAATGTCAACGTACCCAATTTTTTTGCCGTAACGAATGAAAAGGAAACGGTGTTTGCGCCTCCAGTACCCAACCCACTCAACCGGCACGTTGACATTGTAAGCAACGGTTGCTTTGGATTTGGCCAAACAGGAATCAATGGCACCTGTTTCCGGATTGCGGCATGTGTCCATGTGCGGCAAATCAACCCAGGCTTTAACGAAAGTGAATGTGTCGGCCCATTCAAAGTATTGGCCTTTCCAGCCAATGGGCAACCCGGCAACGGTATCATGTAGCGTTATATACTTCACCTCCGTTTGGCCCCCTCCAGACACGCCAATGTTTGCTTTGACGTAATCCCGCAATTGTTTCCGGGCAATGTCCCTCAACTTACAAACGCTATCCATTTGGGCTTTGGTGAAAACGTCCGTGTTGCGGGCCGCGCCCTCCTCAACTTTCTTTGTGAGGTGTTTTTGGCCGTTGTGATCCGTCCACCGCTTGCCGGTGTCCTGGGCCGCTCCTGCAATGGCCTTTATTTCATTCAAATCTTTGCGGGCCGTGCATCCGCTCTTTTGGCTCCAGAAAAGGAAAAATGCCGCAACTAATGCGGCAATTCCAAAAATTGTTTTAAACGTGTTTGGCATGTTATTGTGGATTTTCAGTTAACAATGGTTGCGGCTCATTTTGGGCCTGCTCTTTGGCCGGTTGCGGCTCCGGTGTGGTGTTACCTCCTCCTAAGATACCGGCCCGGATTTTGGCAACGTTATTGGCCAACAACCCCAGCTTTTCCACGCTGGTTATTTTGAGGGCCAAAACTATAAAGAGGAGGTTGGCCAATACCAAAAACATAATGAGGTAAGTGAATATTGTTGCCCCCTCCGGCTTGCACTTCACCAATTGGTAAGTGATCCACATGCCGGCCACCTCCACAACAACGGTTAATGTTGCGATCCCCCACGCCATGTTTCTTTTTATCGAAACTTCGCCGTTGGGCTCTGAGTTCATTTTTTTGAAAAAGGCCCAGATTGCATTGATTGCTCTGCTAAGAAAGTTTTTCTTTTCCATCGTCTGTTGTTGTGGTTTTTGATTTTTTAATTCTTACCCCGCGCTCTGGGTTCTTTCGCTTTGGCATCTTTGGCCGGTAACGGCTCCGGAAATTGTTGATATAAAGCACAATCCACAACGTTGCATAGTTCTTTTGCAAAGTCTTGTATTGATTTAAAAATGCCATTATTGTGGTGAGCCCTGCGACAAAGGCCAACAACATCTTGACAATTAAAAACCCCTTTACTAGCCACATGCCGGCATTGAGAATATACATGAGTATCAAATTTTCCCGGTGATCCATCTGAAAGTTGTTAGTTAACGCCCTCATTTGCAAAGTGTTAATGGCTGTGAAAGTAATACACAATTTTTATAAAGAGAAAAATGCAACTAGGTTGCTCATTACTGCATCCTCCTCAATCGTGGACAATGAACCGTCATAAATCACAATTGCCGCAACATCTGCATCCAATGCGTATGTGCCCTCTGGCCTTGCACCCACAACCAACTGGTAATTTCCTAACCCATTTGTGTTATTTGAATTGTTTGTACCAGGCAACGGGGCTCCAGACGCGCCCAAATTATCTCTAATTATGATCTCATTTGTTGATGCGATCTTATCAATTTTTGACAGGTAAACTTTCTTTGAACTTGCCACAGTTGGCAACCATGTTGTGACAAATCCAACGTTTCCTTTTAACCTTGTGTAAAATCTCTCCGCTATTGCTCCGCTTGGGCCTTGCAAATTCTGCTCAAATCCATCTGTAAGCAATCCGTAAAATGCATTACCATAGGTTAATATTGTGCCAATACCCGGTGCCCCTGGCCACCTTAAAACAACAAATATTTGAGCCTTTGACGCTGGCCACAATGCGCCGCTTACTGCAGCACTAAGGCTTGCCAATGTTCTGTAAATACCGTGTGAGGGGCTTGTTGCGCTGGGGCTTGGCGGGAATCGTATTGCGGCCTGCACACCAAATTGAGCTGGCACATATTGCGCTGCATTACCAGACACCAGCGGCAAATGGTTTCCATTTCCTGAAATGTCCTGAATTGCCGTTATGTCCAATCCGGCCCGCGTCAACAATGAAACGTGCCCGAAATACCCGGCAACTAATTTGCTATCATATGGCAATGACGGTGCCGGAGCGTCTAATGTATCTGTGTCTATGCTAGACGGGTCGCTAGGATATCCTGCGCATACATTCCAAACCGTAATTGTGTAATGCGTTGTTGGAATCAAATCATTTATAATAACTGACATATCACCAGTTGCAATGATTCCAGAGTCATAGCCATCCGATCCGGTAACCTGATATTGGTAAACTCCGGTTAACATATCATCTCCCCAGCTAAACGTTATTGAGGTTGGTGTTACGTCATCAAATCCCAAATTAATTACCGGGCTGCATGCTAACTCATCTGTATCAAATTCAACCGTTGACCATTCGCCAATTGCTCCGTTTGAACACACAGCCCTCACCGTAATTGTGTAATGCGTTCCCTCTGTCAAAACAGGGGCCGTTGCAATTGCCACCAAATGGGTTGTGACAATTCCGGAATCATACCCATCTGATCCGGTAATCTGGTATTGGTAAAAGTCTGCACCAGGTATTAAATCCCATTCAAATGTTACTTGGTAATATCCCGCATCGGTAACGGCCAAACCCTCTATTGCTCCGCACGATCCGGAAATGTCATTGAAAATTGGAGAAATGCATTTATCCTCAGTCCGCAAATTGTTCCAATCCAATGTGGCTTGGTAAGTCATTATTTCACCTTGACCACGCAACAACACCATATCAGCATTAAACAAGGTCACAATACCATCATTGCCGCCAAACATGAACCCGCCCATTGTTTCATACCACACCCGGAAATGCTTACCCAATCCCAGGCTCATGATAAACTCATGGTTAGTTTGGTTAACGTCATCAATGGTTGCATGGATAACGTGATCTTTTCGCACCGTCACCTTTCTCCCTCCGGAGATAACGGCCCGCTTTGCTGTTGGTGCCGGCTTGTCACCGATTACCCACAAAGTGCGTATGGCATCAATTGCCGTTCCCGTCTGGGTTAAACGAAAACTCCACTCCGCACCATTTGACCAATCAACAAACGGCATTGCACCAACCCGTGCAATAAAAATCCTCCTTATTTCGGAGGCTCTAATGTCTGGGGCACAGAAATTAAAATCAGTTTGTGGCAATGATTCAGAATTGCAAACCGGGCTCCCAAATAGGTGCAAAAAATGCTTTGCTGCTGACTGAGAAATGAGCTTTATCATAAAAAATTTATTTGAAAAAAGGGGCTGTAATTTTCATTACAACCCCTCAATAATAGTAAAAATATACGGTCAATTATGCAAACAATACGTCACCGCTTGCAATTGTGCCGGAGTGTGAAACGCCCAGCGCATCCGTAAACCTGAAAGGCATACCCAGGAAGTCAGCAAACATATTGCACGTTAATTTCAACACACCACCAACTTTAATTGTCATGACAATGCCGCCCGTGTCAATAAGCGGGTTGATGTCGGTGTATTCAAATTTAGCCACCGCATTTGTTCCACCGGCCAATGCGAAGTCACAAGCACCTTGTGTTGGCGTTGCGTCATCTGCAAACGTAACCATTGTATCAAATGAAGTTGTGCCCAGGAGCGTTTGACCAAATATTGGTGACGTGCAACGTTGCTCAGTTGTCGGAGAAACCCATGTTATGACGTAAGCATAAGACATTGTTTCACCATTACCCCGTGGCAACACCATATCACCAGATATTTCAATTGCAATACCTGAGTTGCCGCCAAACATAAAGCCTCCAGCGGTTTCATACCACATTTTGAAACGCTTGCCGGATTCAACGGCCTGCAAAAATGCGTGGTTTGCGTCTGTCACCTCATCAACCGTTGCGTTGATAGTGTGATCTTTCCGGGTGTTGTGCTTACGGCCTCCGGAAATGTCTTTTTTGGTGGTGTTGGGTGCGGGCTTATCTCCTATAACGGTAAGGCAACGGATTGCATCAATGTCCGTTTCCGTTTCGCTCACGCGCTGCTCCCACTCCTCTGCTTGCTCCCAATCGTCGAAATCAGCGGCTCCAACTTTGGCCAAAAATATGCGGGTGATCTCTGACAACTTCACCTCCGGATCACAGAAATCAAAATCAACTGGAGGCAACGTTTCAGCCGCACACGAAGGGGTGCCGCCAATATGCACATACCTCCGGTTTACAAAAGCTAAAAATGTACGTTTCATAAAAAAATTTTATTGGGTTAACTCAATGCTGTAAATGTAATCTGTTTTTCCTAATAACTAAAATGCGGGGCATTAACAACTTGGAGACGGTGTACTCAATGCACTCTCCACGGTTGTATCAAAAGAGAATGTTGAATATGTCACCTTAAATTGAGTTGCACCAACACCACCGGGGATTGAACCGCTCCAACCGGTAACGCTGATAATTTCGGCTCTGGGGATATAGGAAACACGCAACACCCACGCCCCGGCCCCGGTCTTACTCCATAACCTTGCAAAATACCCTGCTGTAAATCCGGTTGTGAGCTTAGCGGTTACGCCTCCGGAGGGCTCACAATATGTTGTCACCAATGTTTGGCCTCCACCGCTTGGCGGGTCTACTGGTGCCGGCTCATCCATTGCTTGCTCACATGACGTTGTGGCCAAAAGGCTCATTTGCTCAAATGTTACTGTTACTTGGGAATATGCTTCATCGCTTGTTCCGTCATGTGTAACATCAATATTTTTTAACTCACCTCTCCTTAATGCTCGATCCGTTATTAACTCTTTATAATCATGTATCTGCATTACATACAACGCAACCTTTATAAAATCAGGCACCAAAGCCGACAATTTATATTTTATCGCGGCCTTTTGAAAAGTTGGGATTAACTCATTATTACCATCTCTCTCTCCCTCAATTTCCACCTCTGGCTCACTTGCTGTAATGAATGAATCTAAGTATAAAAGATTATAAAAAGAACCATCACCAGGATAATGAAGTGGTGACAAATCGGAATTGTGATACCATTTAAATATCACCGCCTCACAATTCAAATCCGATTCACCCCATCCAAAACGTTTCTCCGGAACCCTAAAAATTTCGCTTGTAAAGTACCCATTGAATGGAGCCGCTGGGCTAATGCCATCAACTGGCACAATCCCCAAAACCGGATCAACGATACCTTGCGTAAATTTCATTTCCATATAGTACAAACCAGGCTCCAAATCAATGGCCGCTGTAATCCCTGCATTGGTGGCATTTTTAAACATGAAATAATCTTTCCCGTCCAATGTGCCCCACTCCAAATATGTGGGTGATAAAAATGAACTGAGGTCAACTGCCACCGCGTCCTCAAATCCATCCAAATAATCCTGCATTGTGGCATCCTCACATGCCTTTTTTATTTTCCAATGCACCGGCACCTCTGAGGTTGGTTGCTTGAAAAACTGGAAAGGCAAGATACCGTTGTAAGGTGCCAATTGCGCAAAAACCATGTCTTTGGAGACATGGTTGCGCAAACGATCCTGTTGAAAAATTCGTGGATACCACGGTAACGAATTTGGTAAATTATTGAATAACATAACGGTTAGTTTTTACGGATTTTAATTTTCTTTTTTCCTTTAATAACAACATCAAAGCCGTTTTCCTCATACTTAATTTCACGCTGCTCATTCTGCCTCACCAAAGTTTGTATGCCCTTATCAATGCTGGCAAGCTCCATTGGCTTTTCGCTATGGCTGGAATGGATTACGGTATTATTGATAAATGCCGTATGTTCCCGGCCCTCCTTAATAGCTCCTGCCAATTCCTCATCTAGAGCCATGTGAACACCCAAACCGCTCAACATACTACGCATTTCACGGTCTGACATTGATTCAATTTTGTTGTTGTTGATAACCTCCAGCAACGGCATAAATTTCTCCGTCTGTCTCTTTGCGGTCACAAACTCACCCTCCTCCAGCTCCATCACACCGGCATTGCGATCCGGGGAGAAATATTTTTGCCCGCCCTCTGCGTGTGACTTACCCCCGATCATACCACCATCACCAAATTGTTGAGGTTGTATTGCCTCATATGTCTGGGCCTTTGAAATAACAAATGCCGTCAACATTGCAGTAATTGCAGCAATGGCCACCGGCACCGCAAACGGCCCTCCAATGGCTGTTGCTTGCAACATAATGTTGGTTGACGCTGTAATGAGGTTTGCAGCCTGCAACGCTGTCTGTGCGTCTGCCTGTGCCTTTTGGCTTTTCTGCAACTCCTGCTGGTATGCCTCCTGTTGTTTCAAATCCTCCTGCCTTGATTGCTCTTTGGCGTTCATTTGATCCAATATCCCCTGTATATTGGAGGCATAACCGGCATCACGCAACGCAATCTCAGCTTGCAAACGGCTCCGCAAATCGTCCAATTCTTGGTTGTCCTGGTCAATTGCCGCTTGCTTGGCATCAATCATTTTTTGGTAACGATCCTGAACCAATTTGCTGTAACTGTCCACCGCTTGCCCTATGGAGTTGAACATGCTGGAGACTTGTTGCGTTGCAAAATCCAGCTCCTTTTGGCTGGCACCCGGCAATAATAAGCTCATCACCGTTTGCGGAGGAGTATTGCCAACGGCCTGTTGCAATCCCTGCTTTGCAGCATTCACCCGCGCCTCTGCATTTGCCAATTCCTGCTCCGTGGCTGCATCACCGGATTTTTTCAGTAAATCCAATTGTTTCTGGGCCGCGCTCAACTCCTCCTTAAGAATTTCAATGTTCTTAAGTGCAATGATCCGGTTGCTCTGGGTGGCATACAACTTATTTTCATTGATTAAGTTGACGTTTTTTTGTTTCTCCAGCTCAATTTGTTTCAACCCCTGCTCCTTTTCCACCTGGAGGCTGTCATGTTCCAATTGGAGCATTACAGCATTAATTGCTTTCTCCTGATTCTCTTTGGTGAGGTTCTTTGCGGAAATTGCATTTATCTCTGCCTCTGCTGCCAATCGTAGCTGCTCCAATCGCTTTTCCGTGCTGTCTTTCTCCAATGCAAGCAACTGTTGCTGTATTTCGTAATCAAATGCAATTTGCTGGGCACGGTACTTTTTCCGCACCTCCTCCGCTGCAATCTCTCCCTCCTCTGTTACCTGGGCTTTGAGGGCATTGATTGTTTTGCCTTGCTGTTGCTCCAGCGCAATTTGTTGGTTCAATCCCTCAATGCGTAATGCAATCACATCTTTGTCCGCTTCACCGGCAACGCTCAACTCAATCTGGGCCTCTTTGCGCTGCTCCTGCAAGTTTCTCAACCGGGCTCCGTGTTCCTGATCTAGTGCCGCAATCTTGTCTGCAACTCCCTTTTTAATGGTGGCAATCTCTTTATCTTGCCCGTCCTTCATTTCTGCAATTTTGGAGGCTTGAATGTCATTAGCATATGCACGGGTTTGTTGCAAAATGGCCCGCTCCGCTTCACCGTTGGCAAAACGTTGTTTCAACGTGTCCAATTGCAGCTTTGCCAATTCCTCTTTCTTTTCCCGCTCCATCTTTATGCGATCCACATTTATTTGGGTTGCAGCGTTCAAACTGTCTTTCTCCAATTTGTCTATGCGATCCAGTATTTTTTGCCGGGTTTCTGCATAATTTTTATCATTGGTGTCTAGTGCCAACGCCGTGCGGTATGCGTCCTCTATGGCCAATTTATTATCCGAAATCTGAGCGTTTAACCTGTCAATTCCTATTTGTGTCAAAACTGACTGATTCCGTTTGAGTGCGTTGGCCTCTGCCTCCTTTACTTTCAACCGCCTGTCAGTAATGGCAATGTCCTCCTCCAAAAACTTTTGCTGGGCCTCCAACAACCTGTTTGCCTCCTCAGTTGACAACCCCACCTCCTTTTGCGCCTGGGCAAATTGATATAATGCAATTGCCGCAACCGCCAACACCGCAATGATTGCCGTGAGCGGGTTGGCAAGTAATGCCGCTGTCCAACTTTCCGTGGCCACGGTTGCCGCTTCAACTGCAACCGTGTTTGCTTCGGTAACTACTGTTGCAACTTCATTTGTGGTTGTGGCAACCGCTTGCGCCTCCGTCTCCGCTACCGTGGCCGCTGTCTCCTCCGTAATGGCCGTTGTGTGAGCTTGCCGTGCGTATGTTTGGAGGTAAACGGACAATGCGGAATCTTTGTTGAGAACGTTGGCCACCTCCTGAATACCTTGTAAAATGGCCATTGCGCCCTGCACCTTTTGAATGGCCTTTGCTGCCTCCTCACTTTGCTCACCAAAAGCCGCCAATGCACCTTGACCAATAGCGAATGCACCGGCCAATCCCCGCACCGCTGTAATACCCGCATCCAATCCTTTGGTGTCCGATGCTAACCGGGCAATGCGTTGTGAGGTGTCCCCCAACTGATCCTGCAACTCACCGGCCCTTTGTGACAGCTCAATGAATTGCTCCGTGTTGCCTTGCCCGGCCAACTCCATTGCCGCCAATTCCATACGCATTTCACGCAACTGCGTCCGCAAACTTTTCACCCGTGGCTCTGCCTGATCCGGCACCGGATCAACCTTTGGTATTTTTGAAAGGTCTGCAACAACCTCTGTTGCATCCTCCATGAGAACATTTAAAAATTTGTCGGCCTCCTGAATTTGTTTGCTCAATGTGGCAAACGCCGGTGTGCCCTGGCTCAATCCGGCCAACTGTTTCTTTGCCGTCTCCAGAATAAGGGCAAATCCCTCCGTTTGGGTTTTGGCTCCTTTGAGCTGGTTGGTTAAAAGGTCAATTGAACTTTTATCAATATTGAAACGGAAATCAACCGGCTTTCCTATGGCATCACGCATTTTTGCAACGAATGATCCCAATTTTTCAGTAATGCCGTTGGTGTTGATCTTATCCGGTGAAAATGCCTTTTCCAAATCGGTGCCGGCCTGCTTCGCGGCTGTCTGGAGCTTTTGCGCTGCCTCTGCACCTTGTCCCAACTTGGCGTTGAGGGCATCACTATTTTTTGCAGCTTGCCCCAATGCATCACTCATTTGGGTTGTGGCCTGCTTTGCAGCCGTGGTAACACCGGCCAATCCCTCCTCAATTTCCGTGAACCCGGTTAAAATCCCTCTGGTGTCAATCCCCAATGGGAGCATGAAATTTTCCATAGCTAAAACAATTGTGTGTCATAAAGATATAAAAATATAAAAGCCCCAATGGTTGGGGCTTTTACTAACTCTTATTGTTGCGTGATCTGTTGCGGGCATTCTCATCTTTGATCCGTTGCAACCACAAATCATAAATGCCCCAGAAATCCAAAACGTCTAATGCAATTATGCGGTTATACTCATCAATTGAACCGTTGGCCATTTTAAACCACAACTCAACCCAGCTCTTTTTGATCTTTTTTAATTCTGCTTCGGGGTGGAGGGGCTTGTTGTCTGCTCCGGCCAATTTCCCCGTGGGCTCATTTCTAAGGCTGCGTTGATTACGGTTTGGGCCACCTCCATTTTTTCCAAAATGTTTTGGGTAAAGCTGGTATAGAGTTCGGTGAATCCAGGTACTATAATCAACGCAATAGCGAAAAAATCATGAGTATCTATGCCGGCCCTTTTCCAATCCTCCAATTTCTGCACCACCGTATCATTTCCCCATTGCGTCCTATCCTCTTCTTTCGTGTTCACGCATAGGGTGCAAATTTTGAGCATGGTTGGCTCTTTCTCTTTGAGCTTCACCATATGATTCAAAAGTTTGTCCGCATGCACCGCTGCGTCCGCAAACCTTACTTTGTTGAGCAATTCCCGCTGGGTAATCATGGCCTCATAAATTTGCTCTAAGGTCATACCCATTTGCAACTCCCTCTGGAGAATCACAAACTCACAGTAACGGCCAATTGGCAAACGTGTCTCCAGATAGTACGTTTTCCCGTTGGCCTCAAATTGGCCTGCTTTAAAGTCTATCCGCTTAAGGGCTCCCAGGCTGTCCCAATTGCTGGTGTCAATTTTCTGCATCGTTTTTTCGTTGTATTTGATTAATGATAAATGAAATTATGACGGTAAAAATAATAGCTGATCCAATGGTGAGCAAGTGGCAAAGGAGATTGTAATGCCGCCAATGGTACCTGATATAAAGCCACAACGCCAATTGCCCGGCAAAACATTTCTCACAGCCCCAAATGGGCCGGTAAAACCACCGCTCCACCTCAACGTTGTTCACAACCTTAATCCCTACCTTTTGACCGATTACAAACCACCAATTGGCCACGCGCTCATTGGGGAGGATCACCAACAACACCGTTGAGAATATTGAGCAACAAAGGCCCAGATAAAGGGCCAAATTAAAGTTGTGAATCATTGTACAAAGTTGAGTTGTTTAAAACAGGTTTGAGACACCCAAAATTTACATTGCAAGTCAAGGGCAAAATATTCATATGGGGGCCGGAGATATTGCAATTCTGCCTCATCGTAATTGTAACGGGAAAATATATTGGCATCTTGTATTGGCACCCCTGCAAGCGTCACAAACAACCGGGAAATGCCAATTGTTGAGTTGATCCCCGTGCCCTTTACCAAACGGGCCACGATCTCAGAAATAAAGTTGGCCGTTACCTCCTCATATTTCGGCATATCTCCCTCCAGAATCTTTTGCCGGTTCACCCAGCAAACCAGACGTAACCGGGACACCACCGCCAATTGGCCGGCCTTTACTTTCGCGCCGGTGTCTGGAGTGGTTCCAAAGTCCTCAAAGTAAAGTATGCCTTTCTTTGTGCCATCTGGCACCAACGCCCGCTCTCCCATGCCGTCCTCAATATCATAGGACACCGGCAATTTCTTTTGGATTTTCTGGGCCTGCTGATCCGTTCCGGCCTCTGCATACCTTGTATCAATGACGGGTTGGGCAAGCCCTGCAACCGTGTGCAAAAAGGGCAAATCAACCAACATGCCCTTTAAAATGTTTGATAGTTCCTTTACCATATACTAAAAACCGTTGTTTTTAAAGATAAGTTGGATTTGCTCCAACATTACCTGAGTTAAAATTTTGATCTCCTCCGGCCCCAATGACTTGCCCAGGTAATCCCCGTACCTGTCACGGTTCCAATTCATCTTGTTAACAACCTCCGCTGAATTGCCACCCAGCGGGCAAACAATTTGCCCCTCTCCTTTGTAGTATGGAGTTTGCGGCCCCATTCCGGCCCACATCTTATTGGTAAACCCCAGGTCAACATGATCTGTTGGCAAACCCTCCGCTCTCCGGAGGTCGGCCCACGTCATGCCGGTTTCCTCTCCGTCCTTCGCGGCCTCATCCTTTTTTTTGACGCTCTCAATGTATGCGGCACCGGCATTGCTCTTTTCCTTGCCGTCAAAAAACCACGCTGGCAACTTGTTACCAGAATACATTGCGCCAAAGCCTTGTTGCCTAATTTTCCGCTCAATGAGGGCTTTGGCCGTTATCGTGTTCAAACGGGAAAGGTCAGGCAAGGAATTTAATATTTCCTGCCTGACCTTTTGCAACCGCCTCTGTAAATCGTTGAGGTCTGCCATTAGCTGTAAATTGTACCTTTTACAATCTTATCCTCTTTGCAAGTGTAACAATTGGTTTCTCCCAATGTGAGGTTGTTGGCAATGGCTGTAATACGATCCTCATATTCTTTCCGGAAATGGTTGCGCTTGCCCCATAGGTACTCACGATTTTGCAAGTTCACCCGGTTAACCTGGGCACCCTTAAAAATGTACTCAATCCAAAGCTCCCCGGCCTTGTATCTGGTGGCCCACGCCATCATTTGTTGTATGGCCTCCTGTTTGTCGTATTCGCGGCACACAACGGTGTCTGTGTCGCAACCAACCTCCATTGAAACGGAAAAGCCATGCCCCCTTTCGTCTGCTGTAACGTTGTGTAAACGCTGGGTGTCGCTGAATGCAACGCCTTTGTAAGTCATGTATGCATTTAACGCTCTGGTTAAATCCCGCCCGTTGCATGAGCCGCACCGGATATTGTTATTTTTCGGCATCAACCCTCCGGCCTCATTGCGATCATAGAAAATCCAGTATTCCAGCGGGTGGCCGTCCTCCTCCATTGGTAAGGTAATGCCGCCCTCCGGCATGGTGGCGTTTGTCCACGATCCGGCAACGGTTGTGATCTCCAGCGTGTGCAATGGCTCATCAACGAAACTCATATCTTTTGCATACACCTTATGAATGTACACATTGAACGTTGCGGCACCATTGAGACAAAGGGAAATTGCATTGATTTTGATATTGCCGGCAATGGCCTCGATCATGCGGTATCTTTGGCCCTGATATTGTCCGCTTGTGTGCAATACCCCAGACACGGAGCGTTGCCCCACTTGCCCGTTGAACTTAATTTTTGCAGGCTGGAAACGGCTATTGATTGCCAAAAGTAAATCCGCTTTCAGGCTCTTTTGGGCCTCCGTTTTCGCGTCCAATGCTGACTGCAACGCAAACTCCATTGATTCCTGTGTATCTATGGCCATAAGGTCAATGCCGCCCGGCAATGCATCCATAAACAAGTCAGAATTGGAAACGGCAATTGCGGCTTGCATTTCCTCACTTAGCTCATTGTAGAATGGAATGGAGGCGTTGTTGGTAACGCCAATAATATCTGTAATGCAGTCCATAATGGTTAAATGTTTTCTCAAATGTATAATAAAAAACCCGGCACCGCAAAGTGCCGGGCTTTCCCCTAAATTCACAAAGGTTCTTATGCTGTTACCTTGTAACCATAAATACCTGTTGGCGTGTACTCCGTGCCGTCAATTGTTTGAGGGCATGGTGTTGGGTTCAGGAATATACCTCCACGGGTAATAAACCTCCAGGTGTGTATATCACGGCCCGCATTACAGCTCATTGTGTAAATGACATCGTAATAAACGCCGGGGAGAATGTTGGATTTGTAGCGGAAACGGGTTTGGTTGATCTTACCGCGCTTTTCCACCGGGGCATCCGTGTAACGTGTGTACGTGTTCATTGAAACCGCATTGCGATCCACTAAGAACATATTTTCAGCAACACCGGCTCCGGTAAAGTTCCACATATCGAAATTCAAATCAATTTTCGATTTGCGGAGGTCGTTGCCCTTGCCGTCAAGGTTTCCACCGTCTAATCCTGCGTTCATCCACTCCTCAAAGAAAGTGCCATCCTCCAGGTAAAAACCACTTTCGGCCATGTTAAGCTGCATTTGCTTAATGAGGTTGGCAACCATACCCATTTTGTAAGACGCTGCCGGGATCAAAGAGCGGGTATTGGCCGCATCCCACGTAAATGGTGAGGAGCGGTTGGCAATAACCGGAATGTTTGGCCCCATGTTGGCTTTGTAATATGCAATGATCTGGCGTGTCCACCATTCGCTCAACTGCTTATCAGCTTTGAGGAAACCGTGTGCCACTTGCTCCACGCGCTCATACATGTTTGTACGAATTTTTTCATCATCAACCGAAAAGTCAAACTTTTGGCTCATGGTCATTTCATACTCCTTGCTGTCGCTCTCCAGCTCTGGGCCTTCGATGTCGCAAACGTCCGTTGTCTGGTCGAAATCGTCCGTGTCCAAACCGCACGATTTTATCCAGGTAAGGTTTACAATGTTGTCTTTGTCTGGGTTGTTAAGCTCCTGCACACGGGCCGTTTGCTTTTCCAGTTGAGTAATTGCAGCGTCACAATGGGGTTTGATGTCATCGGTAAATTTACCCTCTGCCCATTTCTCCTCTGCTTTCAATTTGTACTCCAGAATTTCCGACTCATCGAAATCTCCAGCGGCACCGGCTACGTGTACATATCTCCGGTTAACGAAAGGCAAAAAAAGTTTTTTCATAAAAAAGTTGTGTGTTAAAAATTGGGTTAAAAAATGGCTCCTTACTTTTTGCCGTTTTCGCTTCGGTAAGTGTCCATTACAACACGCTTTTGTTCAGGCTTTAAATCTCCCCTGTCCATTATCGCGGCCAATTCTGTTGCGTTCTTTGGTTTCGTTACTCCAGCCGGATAAGCCGCGCCGCCGCCTGCTCCTCCTTTGCTTTTGTCTGCACCGCCTGCTCCTCCTGGGTTTGCACCGCCGTTGTTAGCGGCAAAATCAAAATGAGTTGTGGCGATTGCTTTAACGTGTTCCGCAAAATCCAACGTGTGACCGTGTTGATCTTGTTGTAATGCACCGTCCTTTGACACTAAAATTTTTCCGTCTTTCTCCTCATAGTCGAAACCAGAAAGTGAATTGAGGAAAGTCTTTTTTTGCGTCTCCGCTACTGTGGCATTTGTTGAAAAAACCGGGTTCAGGCCGGTGAGCAATGTCATTGCGCTCTCTCCAACTTTGCTGAATGTTGAGGCTTTGGCATGCTCCGTTTTAATTTGGGTCACTTCGTCCGTGTGGGCCTTTTTAGCGTCTGCCACTTGCTTTTTCCAAATGGCCTCCTGCTGCTGAAAGAAAGAGGATTTTTTAATGTCCTCATCATTTTTTGCGGCACCTTCACCGGCCTTTTTGCTTATGATTTCGTCCATAAGCTCAATGCCGATTTTGTCAGATTCAACCCCGTAATGCTCCTTTAATTCTTTTTCGCGCTGTGTAAGCCCTTCGGATTTCCCTTTGTTTTCACCCTCTTTGAGCTTGCCTTTGGCCGCTTCAATTTGGATTTTTTTGACCCTTTCCACATCATGAGCTTTTACAGCATCAATTGCGGCTTGTGCCGTGGTTCCGTCCTTTAGAATTTCGGAGATTGTATTTGCATCCAGCTTATAGACTGTGGATAAAAGTCCGGTAAGAATCTCCGTGCTATCGGGTGCGCCCCCGTCACCAAAAACGTGTGTGAATCTTGATGAAGCAAAGAGTAATTTGGCCGTGTATTTCATAACAAAAGTATTTTGTTGTGTTGAAAAAATGAAAAAAAGTTTTTTTGATGTTGGTATGCCGGGAATTATTTGCCCGCTGGTTTGCCGTTGTTGGCTTTGCCGTTAGGCTTTGCCGGTGTCTTTTTAGTTGATCCGTTTGCCGCTGGAGCTGCTGGTGCCGCTGCTGTTTGCTTTGCCGCCTTTGCCTCTGGCATTTCCTTTGCGATCTCAACCCAGCCGGATTTGTTGTTGCCCAACGTCACCCATGTTTGCCTGGAGAAAGTGCGGAATTGCGGTTGCTTATGGCCTTTGAGTTGGCGTTTCGCGTCCACGTAATCCGGGCCGTGCAATGCCACCTTTGCCTCATGATCTGCCAACGCTTGCTCCTCTGCACTCAGCGGTGCCGGTTTGTTGCGGTCTGCAATGATCTCCTCCGCACGGGCAATTGTGCGCTTTGCTGGCTCCAGCAAGTGCGGGTTGTTGGCCAACTGAATTGCACCGTTCTCAATGTCCTCCTCACTTGGAGTTGGGATTGTGGTTGCTGGCTCCGTAACCTCCGGCTCCGGTGTTTCCTCTTTCACAACTGGCTCCTCTGGTGCGGGTGTAACAACTGGCTCTGGAGTTGTCACCGCTGGCTCAACCGGAGCGGGTGTTTGGCCGTCACCGTTTTGTTGCTCTGGAGCTGGTGTTGCTCCGTCTCCCTCCTTCGGGCCTTTGTCGGCATCTGCTTCACCGTCCTCTCCCTGGTCTTTGTCCTTATCCTTTTGCTCCTCCTGCTCCTTTTTTTCCTGCTGGGATTTCTGGAGGGCTTTTGCGGCATCGTCTACATTACCGGCAACGTGTGAAAACCTCCGGTTGGTAAACGGTAAAAAAATCTTTTTCATAAAACAATGATTTTTAGTTGGCTCTAAAGGTAGTAGAAACTTTTTTGAAACACAAAGCCCCGGAGCTGTTATGCTCTGGGGCTTTGCTGTTGGCTATGCATTACCAATCCGTGCAAAACAAAGATATGCTTTATGCCGCAATTGCCAAATCAGGCCGCATAATCACCGCCACGGTGTACGGAATCCAATTTAAATGATGTCGGCAACCAAAGCCTCCCAAATCTGTAAACGGGTTGTAATTGGGTTGCTTTGCCTCCTTCGGATCAAATGCCGCTATCTCCTCACGGGTGAACACTTTGCCGTTGCGCTCAATGCAAAACTTTCTGGAGGTCTTTATTAAACCACCCTCATAAATGGCATAGTTCAATTTCAGCTTGTCCGCATACACTTGTGCCGCCGCCCGGTCAACCTGTGAATAAGTATCATAAACAAAGTTGCGGTAATACTTTTGGAGGAGGCCCGCCGTTTGCTGGTTGCCCTCAATGAATTGCTTTACCTCTGCTCTCATTGCGTCATGGCCCTGCTGTCCCACAACGGCCCGCAATGCCAAATTTTTCAAATCATTCAACACTTTTGTGTCTGATACCGTTTTTTGCAAATAGCCGTTACCCTCCAAAGCTCCGTTACCTTTCAGGCCCAGCCATGATTGCATGAACTCTTTCACCGTGGCATTTATTGGGATCAACACGGCCTTAGTGTTGAAGCCCTGGTAATACTTGCCGTTGAAATCCAATATTGATTTCACACCGTCAACCATTGTTTTGGCGATCTCCACACCGTCCGTTTTCACGTACTGAGTAAATATTGTGTCAACCGTGGCCAACAACCGCTTGTTGCGTAACGTGTCCTTTATGCGGCCATCCTCTGCCACGTCCAATTTGTTCACAAAGTCATTGAGGAAACGGTTGAGCAACTTTTGCTGGGCCGCTGTAACTGTTTTCTCCAGCTCTGCCAATAGCTCATCAACCAATTTTGTGCGGTTGCCCGCTGCCTTTCGGATTAACTTTTGTAACTCCTTACCGTCCATTGATACATAATTTAAGCCCGGAAATTGTACATATTTCCGGGCTGTTTACTGTAAAGATTAATTGTTTTGCGGGTTGGGCTCTGCTGCTGGTTGAGGTTCCGGTGCGGGGTTGCCGTCTCCTCCGTTGCCATCACCGCCCGCTGGTGGAGTGTCACCCATGCCGTTGTTGCCCAGGTTCAACGCCAATGCATTGTCCTCTGCAATGTCATCCCGGTACGCCTGCACCATTTCATCAACCAACGGCACTTGCTGGTCATATGACAGCATCCAAAAGCCTGGGTTGTCCAAATCCAGCTCAGAAAATATTGATTCAAAGTTGGCATACAACACTTTTGTGTCCGTGGAAACGTATGAGCTTGCCATGTTCATGGCAATAACGTCTGGGCTTTGGCCATTGAATGGGAAAAACTTGTGCTTAACCTCATACATGAGTTGGGCAATTTCGTCTCCATCGTTGACAATGGCCGCAATGTCTTTGTTGATCTGGTCAATGAGGAATGATGGAGCCCCAGACGCATTTGCCAATTGTAAGTCTGCCAACAACTCATCAATGGTTTTCATTTTAAAGTCCGTGGGGAATATGCAAATAATTTTGGGGTCTGCACTCTCCGGTGTTCCCGCGATCCGGCCAAACGTGTAAATAATATCTATCCACACATCACTGTATTTTTCGGAGAAAGGAAAGAGTGCATCATATGTACCCTGCATATTGTTCCGTACCTCCGTTGCTGTAATTGGGCTTTGGCCTGATCCAGACACCGGAGACGCGCCCGCGCTGGTCTTTGTCTGCTGGCTCTCACCAAACACCGCTGCCTTTGTCTCAATCTTAAGATATTCAACAAAGGCTTTTTGGAATGTGAGCAAATCAACCGGAGGTGATTTATACACCAACGTTTTGTCCAAATCCAATATTTCATTGTTAGGGGTGCCGGTGTCAGGCATTGGGAAATACAACGCATCCTGTGCCGTGGTGTGTACCTTAAAGCCCACACCCTTGCAGGCACCGCACACTTTACCATCCAACCCTTTGCCCAGATTGCATTTTCTGGTTGATCCGTCAACAACCTCTCCTGGGCACCGCTGCACATACTGCATTTTCTGGGGGAATGCGTGGAGCGACATTGTTAAATCCATTTCGCTTACTGTCTTAATGGATTTCATGAGGTACGGCATTGCATCGTGCCAACCGTTCACGCACGTTTCCCCGTCCGTCTCAACGTCCGAAACATAGCCCACACGGAAACATGGAGCAAAGCCCAACTTTGGATCAAATACCCGTTGGATATAGTAAGTTTTATTTTGCGCCTGGTATAACTCCTCTCCGGGCTGGAGCTGGTAATTAATGGCTTTCAAATACTCTTTGTCCACTTGCTCCCATTGCACGGTGTAATCCTCATCATACAACGTAAACTTGTCCCCGGTGGTTGGATCATACAGCCCAGCGGCCCGCGCCTCCGCAATGGGTTGTTTCTTTGCTTTCTGGAGCTTGTTAAACGTAATGTCATTATGCACCCACAACCAACGGGTTTCCTCATTCTCAACATTCCAATTCCATGCGTCACAGCTTGGCACCTCAAAAGGCCGTGGTGTCACTACCTGGGCCGCGCTGTTTGGTGTGTCCCATTCGATCACCACCCACGCATTGGGGTCTGTAAATTGCAAAATAGGGTAACGGGTTTTCAACCAATAATCCAACCCTTTATTGTTGCTCCGCTTACGGCCATAAAAGGACATACGCATTTTTTGCACGATCTCATTGCGGGTTGCGGTGCCAAAGTCAAATGACTTTTTCACGTTGTTGTTGCGCAATGCCTTGTTGAATGGCTTCATGAGGGCCGCACATACAGACGGTGTAATGGAAATGGTTAAGTCCACGCGCTGTTGAAATGCTTCCTCATCCTCTCTCCGCACAAAGCGTTTCAAAAGAAACTCCGCATTTTCTCCGGTCACCAATGCCCGGTACACGTTGCGGAACTCAACGGCCCGCTCATAATAGCAATGCTGCTCTCTGGTATTTACAAATTGTTGTCCTAATGCAATTGCCTCATTCAGTTCCATAATGGCTCATTTTGATAGTGGTAAAGGTAATAGGGATTTTTAATAAATGAAAAGGCCCGTGAGAACACGGGCCACCACTTGTTGAAAACAATATGAAGCATCTTTATTGCACCGGCTCCGGCTTACGGTAATACTCATAAACCTTATCAACCTGAAATTTGTCTTTTATCCTGTATTCCGGATCAACGTTGTGCAACAATGAGGTGTGGGTGACATCAATGTAAAAGTGCTTTGGCGTAAATGGGAAATTGACGAATTGGCGGGAATGAACCACCGTGCCGTTTGGCCCCTTCACCGATCCCGTGAACGTGCGCCCGCTTTTCTCTTTGAACACAATTGCATCTAGGTAATAAGCCGGCCCATTCTCTCCAACCTTGAAAAGTTGCGGGCACCGCTTGTTTTGAAATAGCTGCTCCGGGTTGTCTGTAACCTCAACCCACTCCTCCGGTGTGCCCTCAATTGGGCAAATGGCTTTGTAGGTAAAGAGCTGTTTGATTGCGCCGGTAATAACGGCAATGGCTGCTTTGGCATGCTCCTCATTGTCCACGGTCAACCCAAACTTTTCTGCAAGGGCCAAAATTTCCGGAATGAATGGAGCAATAATTGGTTGGTGATCCGGCCCAACGTTGGCCGCTGCCTGCATCAGAATTTCAAACTCTGTTTTTGCAAAATCGTGTGTATTTGTCATGCTGCTTTATATCGGTTTGCCTTTACACCGTAAGGTTTTTGTTTTTCTGATTAATTGAGAACCGCATAAAACCAAATGGCACTTTTTCGACAATCAAACGGCTCTCCCATTGTGTCAATATTAAGCCTTTGCCAATTTAGCGGTATGTATTTAAAGTAAGTCATGCCCTTAAAGATACTATTCTTTCATGTAATCCTTTGCCTGCTCACATACAAGATACTCCATTGCGTCCGCACAATGGCCCAGCTTTTGGAACTTAATGCCGTTTGCGTCCTCCTCCTCCTCTTTGTATTTGCCACCGTCTGGGCCTTGCAACAAGTATTCACAATCACGTATGAGGTTGGGGCAACTCTTTTCATCAATCTCAATTTCCACCTCCGGCAAACGGCCCGCAAATACTTTATCCACAAAATCCCGCCTTTTCCGCACTTGAATGTTTTGCCGTTTCGCCCGGAGCCAACCGGCACCCGTATAAACTTTATTGCCATTGCTCCATGTGTTCTCAATGATCTTGTAGTTTGTAAGCGATCCCAACCCCTCAATGCGGGCATGGCCGGAGGCATCACCGTTCACAAAGATGTCCACACCGTAATGGCCGTAATCCTGGGCCACAACCTCCGCTGTTTGCTCCGTGGTGTTGTCTGGGTGCGGCATGCATATCTCCCTAAAGAATGAGAACCGCAACACGGTTATTTTCTCCAGCCCTTCCGCTGGCTCATCATACTTTTTGCGAATGTATTTAGGATCACCCGTTGGTGGTTCAATCCAGCGTGTGACATATCCCACATGGGCCAAAAGGCACGTTACGTATGGAGCGGCATTGAAGTCCCAGCCGGTGGCAATGGATTTTGTTTTGTCGAATGGTACCGGCTTAACGATTGTAAAGCGGCTAAAGCTGGGGAAAAACTCCCCGCCATTGCGCCCGAAAGGATAACCGAAAATGAATTTGAGCATTTCAGATTTCGACATACGCGCCCGCCTGTCAGAAATAAAGCCCGGTTTCAAATTATGCTCATTCCAGTATGCTGAATAAATGCACACCATTGTTTCCGTTACCTCCTGCGTTTCCTCATTCACCGTTGGTATGAGCTTGCAAAAAAAGTCATCCTTTGCCGTGATCCGTTCCCTGATTTCCTTTTCATAGGGAGCAATGCCCAACAACTCAATGAGCCATTCCACATTGCCCTCTGCTGGAGACGTGTGTATGTAGCACGGAGCCCAGGCAACAAACCCTTGACGCTTGGCAACATCAAATGGCAACTCCGGAGCCCAGATAATTTTGTATGTCTCCTTATGAAACCAAAGGCCAATTTGACGGAGACGGCCCAGAATAACCGTTGTCAATGCCTCCTTTTTGGTGTCCTTCGTTTCGTCAAGGTGAGCCCATGCGAACTCCTTACCGTCATGGCTCTTATAGTTGTCCAACGATCCCATGAACACCACGGCACCATTGCGAAAGGAAATGATGTTGTTGTAAGTTTTGAAACGGAATTTGGAGCGTTTCCAGCCCTTCACGTTGGGAGGCTTCACACCCACCACATATTGGCCGTGGGGCCGCTCATTCTTTTCATACTCCACCATGCCAAACACGCTCTCCAGCGTCCCAAATACTGAGGTGAGGGTGGAGGAGCTTAATTGCTCATACGTGTTTGCGCCAATGAATCCTTTAGCCTCCGGGAATTGCGTTACCATGATACCAACAACCAGACCGATCACAAGCGTTTTCCCTGCCCCTTGCCCAGCAATGTTTGCAATGATTGACGTGCGGGCCTGCATCACCTCGTTTTGCGGCTCCGATAACTCCACATTAATTTGTTTGACGTTTGGTTGTACTGCCATTGGAAACAATCTTTGATAAAAAATATTCTTGGTTAAACCTATGCTGTAAGCTCTTAACAATGCGGCTCCATTGAACACGGTGCCGGCTGCACATATAGAAATGGTTTGATGCATCGAACCAACCACCGCTCCACCACTCACCATGTTTGCCCCGGCCCTCCCTTATGTTCTTTCGGTGCCAATAGTAAAAGGGATCATTTGCATAATCCCTCACCGTGCAACCTCCCTTACAAAAGGGCACAACGCATTTCCATTTCTTAAGCGTGTATGGCAACAACTCCAAATCACTATCCTTTATGCCTTGACGGGCCACCGCCTTTTTACACTTATTGCACATTGATCTCTGGTTTTTTGTAGTACAATTTCCCGTCTCTGTATTCAACGTTTTTAATCACCCGCCCGTTGCAGTATTCCACAATGGAGCGTTTGAACCCAGAAAGGGAGCCGTAATGCCGGTATTGAATCTTTTCCCAGGCATCGTTGATTGAAATGCCGGTGTCCGTCCGTGCATACCGCATCACCGTCTCCGTTAGCTGCTCCACGAAATACCCAAAGGCCGTAATGCGGTCATTCTGTGATCCGGCCACGCTCCTTTTCATGTACTCCTCCAGCTTTAGTTGGCCGGGCCTCCGGTTCAATACTGGAGCAATCATTTCCCTGATCTCTCCACGGCCTTTGTTGTAACCCAATTGCGGCAACTCCTTATAGGCCAAAACACCAATGCCCAGGTGACGGCACAATGCGGTCTGGGCTGGGTGCAAATGCCAATACCTTTTCACCGGCACCGCTGCGTAACTGTAATGGGCAATACCCCGTGCGCTGTGGGCCTGCCAAATCACATCAAAGTTGAGTGAGCATTTCACCTCCACGGCCAACCGCATTTGGCCCATTACGGCCACAATGTCAATGATACCTCCGTGCGGTACCTCTTTGTAAATCTCAAAGCCCTCCAGCCAATCAATGAACTTTTGGGCCAATTGCGCCTCTGTCATACGTGCGTTTTTGAAACTTTATTGAAAGAATATTGAAACCAAAGTGCGGTTTGTACACCG